GTGGCACGGCTAGAGAGGGAAGTGGCGCAGTGGATACAGCGCGATGAGGCTGGGCATCGTGCTAAAAAGCTTTACCTTGAATGCTGTGAGAAGATTGCACGACTCCAACTCAAGTGGACCACCGAAAAACCAGCCACGCCGGGGTGGTATTGGTGGCAGGCAAGTGGGATCACGCCATCGGCAGAGCTTATCTACGATGACGGTAACGAGAATGGTTGGCTAGAGTGTGATGGAGTGCCTATTGGAGAATGGGAACGACATACTGGTTGCAGTGATGTCGAATGGTCCGGCCCCATCGAGCCGCCGCAGGAAGGTGTAGAGAAAAACTCATCCAAGAATTACGGTATCTATTCCCATGAAACTGAACGTGATTTATCAGAGAATTACGAGCGACCGCAGGAAGGGGGTGCGAGGTGACAGATGATGAGCTGAGAAATGAATGTGCCAAATGGTTAGACAGTATTGATTCATTAAGATCAGTATACGGCAATGTTTACCCAGAGTATGTTGAGAAACTCATAGCCCTCTGCCGTCGCATGCAGGCGCAGGGGTTGCGGGAAGTAGCCGCTCAATGCCAGCGTGGGTTTATTACCATGGCGGCTCCAGCAACATTACTGGAAACCAGAGCCATGGGGTTTGAGCAACTGGATATAATCGAAGCCTGGTGTTTAGACAAGGCCAAGGAGCGTGAGCATGGATGAACAAAAAAGACTAATGCTGGAATGGCGCAACATCGAGCCGGGGAGAGAATGCAACAAGTGCGGTGGAAGCGGCGGTATTTGGTACGGCAACACAACAACTTGGCGCGGTGGCATAGGCGGGCAGTCCATGACCTATGGCGTCTGCAATGTGTGCTGGGGGAGTGGGGATCGCTACCACGCATGGGTTGATCTACGAAAACTCAAAGGAGCGTGAAGCATGAACACAGCACAGGAGCGAGCACAAGATGTTGTCCTGCAGTATCGAGAGGGTGGTCTAACGGTATCGCTCGAATACCTCATTACTGTTGCAATACGGGATGCTGAGGCACGAGGGTTGCGGGAGGCAAGGTTAGAAGCTAACCGCAGGGTCGAGATTTACGATGGTCGCGTTGAGGGTTGCGATGGCGATGAGTGGGTACGCTACAACGATATCATAGACGAGCTGTCATCATTTATGAACTGGTGTGAAGCCAAAGCCGAGGAGCGTGAAACATGAGCAAGCGTATCACCAAAGCAGCTTTACAACGCAGGATTAAAGCCCTGGAAGAGGAAATAGATGGCATACTCAGTTTTCATGCACTGCCTGTAGTGACACTCACGGAAGACCAGGCTTACTTAATAAGGCTCGCGCCAGGGTTTATAACAGTTGTAGAGTATGCTGGGAGGTACTGCCTTCATGATGGAGAAATAGGCCAATGTAAGGGCCGTCGATACGTCGTAAAACTAAGGAGGGGATATGCCACCTGTTAAACGCACCAAAGCAGCAATAGTAAGGGCAAGACAAGAGAAGGTTGACGTGCTGGAAGCGAAGCGGGCAGTGCTTGATATGATTGATCAGGTGCAGCGGGAATATTATAATGCGAAACTCCCGTATTTTCTCGACCAGTTAGCCAAACGAGTCAAGGAGTGGGAGCCATGACAGAGGATGAGTTGGCGAAGCAGTGCATTGCCAAGATCTACGCCTTCGCCAAGCGTATGCAGGCTGAGGGGTTACGAGAGGCCGCAAACCACATCGACGAGGCCTATGAGTTAAATAGAATTGAATTACGGGATTGGTGCCTAAATGAAGCTAAGGAGCGCGAGAATGAGAAGTGAGCCTAGTCTCATTTGGAGTGCAGCTTTCAATGCTACTGGTGTAGTTCCATGGCTTAATGAAAAGATCATTGGGCCTTACAGAATTGTTATACGCAAAGGAAATGAAGTAGTGGGGGAGTGGCAAATGAATAATGATCCGCCTACTAGAATAAGGACGGTAGATAAACCAGTTGATACGCAACATAGTGCATTATGTATGATTGAATATTGGCGAGATGGAGAATGATATGACCACCCACCCAGCACTACTAGAATGGTCTATAGGAATAATGTACCCGCTGTGTACCATCCATGATGAACCACGCCCTTGTCAGCATTGTAGGGATGAAGTTATGGGTAGACGGTATGATGATAGCAAGGAGGTTAAGCAACATGGCTAAACCACGTAAAGGTTATATACGTGTGTCTACTGGCGGGTTAACTCGCTGGGTCAAGGCAGCATCAATTACTGCCGCATTTAATAAGTTTTTAAAATTATTTCAACCTAAAAAGGGCGATTATCCCGAACTTGACTTAACGAAGAGGTGTCGTTTATGGTTATGGCTGATTCTTTCCGTAGCGGTTATCGCTCCAATCTGGAACAGCATTAGTGAGGCGATTTGCCGGAGTCAGCCCACTATTTCTATACGAGACGATGGCTTGTGGGCGCTTCCCAACTTCAAAGGTCAACGGTTCGATATTTTGGACATTGACGTAGGCCCGCTGTTGGAGTTGCATGGTCTCATACATGGCTCGAAGCTGTTGTTCCGTAAGATTCATGCTGGCTTTCAGAAACCACAAGTTAGCCAAGGCTCCACATACACCAACTACTACAAAGGTAAAGGTCCATCGTTCAATGTACAACCGCTTCCGTTCCAGGCAAAGTTCCTCATTCTTCAAGGCGTGATCTGTCTCGGAGTCGGCATGTATTTGTTTCAGCGCAGTTTGGATAAGTTGAAGTTTTTCCTTGGAATATTTGGCGTTATACTCATTGCTTACGGTGTCTTGTGTGTGGCGTCCCTGGCCTTAGGGGGCTTCTACTATGAAACCAAGTGAATATATCGCAAAGGGGTGGTGTCAGGGGCAATACGCCATTCATAAAGGACTCACACCTGTGAGTTGGTGTCTAATTGGGGCAATACAACAAGCCTGCAATACAAGTAAACAGCATGAAATTGTCACTAAACTTAGAGATAAAATAGGCCACCTGAGATTCGCCGAGTGGAATGACAATCCCAAGCGCACACAAGCGCAGGTGATTAAGTTGTTGCAGTCCATTGGAGAATGATGTTATGCTCAGTAAACCTCGCGCTATTCCACCATTCATCAAACCCATCACTCGCATACGGGTTCCCTCACCAAAGCATGGGTTACGGATTGCAGTCATACCAGATTGCCAGATCCACCCAGGTGTGCCGATCAATCACCTTGTCTGGTGTGGTAAGTATCTCGCGCTCAAGAAACCTGACGTGATCATCCAGCTAGGTGACTTCACTGACCTACCTAGCCTATCCTCACATGATGGGGTAGGTAGTCTCCAACTGGAAGGGAAGCGGTATAGGCGGGATATCGACTATAGCAAGATGGCTATGGGTAAGTTCATCAATGAGCTACATAAGGTCTCACGGTGGCATCCGCATATGTTTCTCACATTAGGGAACCACGAGCACCGCATCATACGTACAGTGGAACAGAACCCTAAACTAGAAGGGTTGATTAGCTTGGATGATTTGGAATACACCAAGTTTGGGTGGAAGGTTTACCCCTTCCTCCAACCCATTGTTGTGGGTGGGGTGGCCTTCAACCATTTCTTTCCTAGTGGTGTAATGGGTAAACCCATCACTTCAGCAAGGGCACTACTCACAAAGTTACATATGTCTTGCGTGGCGGGCCACCAGCAAGGTAGAGATATAGCATTCTCCAAGCGAGCAGATGGGGTGGATATGACTGCTATATTAAGTGGGTCATTCTATCAGCAGGCTGAGGCATACCTATCACCCTTTACGAATAACCATTGGAGGGGTATGTGGATGTTACATGAAACTAAGGATGGGAGCTTTAATGAGATGGCAGTGAGTGTCAATTACTTACAACGTAGGTTTGGGAAATAACATGGGTAACACGATCAAGCCCCTTTTCTTCCAGGTTTCACCAGACATCTATAACGCTGATGAACAAATGTGGATTGATCTTATGCAGCGTGGGCATTCTGTTCAAATTCTCCAGTATGAGGAGCATACACCAGACCTTATCCTAGCCCCCTACGCTATGCGTATGACCAGTGATATGTTAAAAAATATGCCCACTGCTCTACTACTCGCTATCAAAGGTGCTCGCGCACTGCGGTATGCCCCCCAGGGTGCTGAGCCGAAAGGTAAAAAGAGTGCAAAAACTAAAGCCAGTCCTCACAAAAAGTCAGCTACGAAAGCTTGTAAATCATCTGCTAGCAGAGAACAATCAGCTACGGGAGTTAGTGAATTACCTACGACCGATGTGGAAGTCTCCACCAGTGGAGAATATATCCTCTAACCCAGGAGGTGCCAGTGGCAGCCAAGTTAAAACTAGTGAATAAGAATGACATTCCTACTATGCCCCCACGGCCTATTCGTGGTAAACAGTTGGTGGTATCCCCATTACCTGATGGGAGTTCTGCGCTACTTCTATTAAGTGAGGAAGGTATCGTCTATATCCTAGGCACTGAAGGCTGGATGTCTTATAACATGATGGAGGCTGGACATGGTTAAGCGGTATAGCTTGTATGGAGATTACAATTCATGGAGTGGTAACATACAAGAAGACCCTGAAGGACAGTGGTTGAAGTGGAAGGATACTGAATCGTATGTGCAGTATGCATTGGCACATGGGTATGTACCACCTACTATAGAACTTCCTACATCTGATACACTGGCTATGATGATAGTAGATAGATTAGAAGGAAAAGACCAACTTGATATATTTAATACCACCACACACTCGCTATTGCCAGAAGAGCTTGGGGAATTCTATGACCAGGGTAGACACATTGAGGTAGAATAATGTCTACATTTGATTCTGATTACGGTAGACCTGATGACCCTGAGCGTAAGACACTTGCTAGTCAAATTGAAAAGACTGCCCAACTTCAACATCTATCCGGGCAACGCCGAGAGACATTTACTGATGGGGTTTCGTTATGCAACTCCTGCAAGTATGCACAAACACGACGGCGTGCCAGTCGTAATGAACGGCGAATAGAATGCCAGATGTTTAGTGGGCCGTGCCCAGATGATATTAGTGAGTGTAGTGAATACTCAACAATCACCAGTCTTACACTTAGCCAGATGGCAGAGATTGCCATACTGATAGATGTGGATAATAAGCGAGTAGGATTTCATCATGACTAAGGAAGAAGTAATAGATTTTATTTGGCGGGCTGGTTATATAATGGTAGATAGATGTATCACTAAAAAGGAAATCAATGAAACATACGCTGAACTGGAGGGGGTTGTGGCATGGGTGGAACGACTGGCACAATCAGTCCAAAAATAATATTCAATGAGAGTAAAGAGCACTTACTGGAAGAGATAGTTAAGTGTGATATAGTGTGTGCAAATTGCCATCGTATACGAACTGAACAACGTAGACGAGAAAGGAAATTAAATGTCATTTTGGTCTAATAATCCAGAGAAGTATACTGAGATTGCCCATCAGGGGATGGTAAGTTGTTTAGATAGGTACCTGGCTAAAGCAGGTTTTGAGGTGCCAGGTGAATGGCTGGATGGGTTCTTGGCATTAGTAGAAACAGCTAGCACAGAACCACAGCTACGCACACTCTATAATGAAATAGAGCGGTTGGCGAATAAGGATGTTCTCCGCGCAGAACAAGACTACTTTGGTGGGTTGGCTGACAACGCAAGGAAATAACTGGAGGTGAGATGTACGAACCCACAGGGTTTTCGCTAGATATATTCAAAGCCCGGTACGCCTTTACTGAACAGGAAACCTGGGCAGAGGCGTGCCAACGTGTGGCACAACAAGTCGCTAGTGCAGAAGCCCCAGCAAAGCAATCTATGTGGCGGGATAAGTTTACAGCCGCCCTCCAAGATAATCTCTTTGCCCCTGGCGGGAGGATATGGGCGAATGCAGGGCGAGTGAATGCCAGTATGCTCAACTGTTTTGTGTTGGACCCCGATAAGGATTCTAGTGAAGGCTGGGGGCAGAGTGCCTACAACATGATTGTTACGTCTATGCGAGGTGGGGGATGTGGCGATGACTTCAGTGCTGTGCGCCCTAGGGGGGCTAGTATCGCCGGACAACGAGGGGTTGCCCCAGGCGCTGTTGAGCTTATGCGTCTTATTGATGCTTGTGCTAAACCTGTACGTAATGGTGGCCAGCGTCGGGTTGCTCTTATGTTTAGCTTGGACTTGGACCATCCAGACATTGAGGAATTTCTTAGTGCCAAGTTAGTCAAAGGTGAACTTACCCATGCCAATGTGTCAGTGCGCAGTAAACATACCGGGGCCTTTATAAAGGCGATTAAACAAGATGGTGAGATTGAACTACAGTGGAAAGGGCAATATCGTCGTACTATTAAAGCGCGAACGCTCTGGTCTACCATCGTCGCCAATGCTTATAACTCTGCCGAACCTGGATTTCTTAACTGGGAGCTTGTGGAGGCAGAAAGTAATATTCACTACATTGAGGCGCTCGTCACGACGAACCCCTGTGGAGAGTTGGCCCTTGCAGCAATGGAACCATGCTGTCTTGGGCACCTGGTACTCTCTCGGTTTGTAAAGGCTGGGGATATAGATTATGCTGACTTGGCTAACACGATTAGAATGGGTGTACGTTTCCTTGATAATGTCCTTACTGTTAATCACTTTCCCTTACCTGCTATGGCTGCCAAGTCTCATAGTCTTCGCCGTATTGGTTTGGGGACTACTGCATTGGCTGACACACTAGCGTTACTTGGGTATCGCTATGGTAGTGAGGAAGGTAATAAGTGTGTGGACAAGTTATTCAGGTTTATTTCTAAAGTCGCTTACGAAGCTAGTATACTACTGGCAGTAGAAAAAGGTCCATTCCCACTATGCAACCCCACGCAACATATACAGTCTGGCTTTATGAAACGCATGCCAGCAAAGATTAAGTCATTAGCGAGTGAGCATGGTGTCCGCAACTGCGCCATCCTCACACAAGCCCCAACTGGTACAGTGAGTATATTAAGTGGTAACTGTAGTGCAGGTATTGAACCTATGTTTGCCCCTGCTTATACGAGGCGGTATTGGGTAGGCGAAGAACGTAAATCCCAACTAGTATTCCACCCCCTATTTGCTCAGTTCATGCGTGAAGGAAAAGATGTCTCACACTTTGTCAGTGCACGGGAGTTGAGTGTACGAGACCATCTGGAGGTACAACGAGTTGCCCAACATCATATTGATAATGCGGTATCTAAAACTATTAATATCTCTGAGAATACACCAATTGAGGAAGTGGAAGCAGCATGGTTGGAGTACCTACCGTCACTAAAAGGCACAACCTTCTACCGAGAGAATACACGAGGGTATGTTAATAACGAAGGTGTGGTGGAACCCCCTCCACTGGTTGCTTTAAGTTTAGAGGAAGCGAAGACCGCATTCAACCAACAGGGGTCAACAGTTGAAGGGGCACCATTTGAAGACTGTGTGAAAGGAGTATGTGATATCAAATGAGCCAAATAACAATTGGTGAGACGATTACTGAGCCGGGATTGTATGGGTGGTATATATATCTAGATGACTCTTTATGCATAGCAAAGCACAACATTGTAACAAAAGAAAAGGATGAGTTCGATAAGGCGAGTATCGGTATTAAAATTTACGTTGAGCGGAAGTAGTATGGAACAATATAAGACAGGTACGGGGCAAACTATATGGGTGCATGAGCCAGATCACTGTAAGCACTCTACTGCGTGCCCCATACATAACCCCAGTAACCATCATATGACAAAGTGGTTGACCCATTGGAGAGAAGATAGATACTTGCTAGAGCGGTTGTGCCCACATGGCATAGGGCATCCTGACCCAGATCACATAGATAATCTGGCTGAACATCTACGTAAATGGGAATCTATGCATGGATGTGATGGGTGTTGTGTGCCGCCACGAGATGAACGGGAGAGTAACCCCTGAAGGTCCTCATGTTAATAGCGTACTTCCTACTACTCCTCGTACCTTGGCAAGAACATGCGATGGTACTAGGCCCTTATACAAGGGAAGAATGCTATTGGGAGCAGGAGTACCTCACTAGGCGGGGGTTTGTTGATAGTCGGTGTGAGCTATTGTCAGTACCTCAAGATGATGCAATTAGGCTAGATATACCCTATTTACCCCCAAGAATGGGCTTATAGATGCCACCTACCAAAAAGCTAAAAGGTATACACATAGCGATCAGTAAAGCTGATGGCATGAAATGTCCTCGGTGTTGGATATTCACAGGCGAGGGGAGGTTTAACTATGACAATCTCTGTGACAAATGTGTGGATGTGATACTCCACGATTACCCTGAGCACGAGTCAGTGCCACATATATTGGAAGCAAAGGCTGCGCAACGAACACGCTGGGGGCTATATGGAAAAGTGTGAGCAGGAAACTACCATTACCTATGACCTAGACGAGCGGAAGGTACGGTTATTTACCGCAGTGAGGCGAGATCAAGGTAGGCTCAAACGAGCAGGGGTGTTGCCTATACGGGAAGACGCATGGGGTGGGATGAGCTACGAAGTGCCCCTAGCCCGCTTCAAGTGGCGTATTGCATCAGGGGTAAAGTCACGCCGGGGGTTTGGGGCTAAGAAGAAAGGTAAGGTTATATGACACCATTTAGTAAAGGTAAGTGGGTAATTGATACAGACCCAGGCGGTTGTTGTCATAAAGAAACAGTGATTTATTGTCTTTCTTCCCCTTTAGCTGAACCAATTTGCATCGTTCCACATGATGATGTTACAAAAGAAGGTAGAGCTGAGATAGAGGCTAATATTAGATTGATATGCCAGGCACAGGGCTTGTTTAGTACCCTACACAGATTCTGTGAGATTGTAGAAAGACAACAACCTATAGACGCAGCCCTCTACAATAAAGCAGTAAGACTACTAAAGAAGATTGCTGGTGAAAAGAAGTGAGTAGCCGTAACTTAGGGATAGCGTGTATTGCCGTTATTAGTACACCCCTATTAGGGTTGGCCTACTATGCCCTTCCCTATAGTCTACTAGGTATACCAGTGATTATGCTGTGGTTTATATACTTTTTGTGGAGGCGTTTCGATGACTGAAGACACAAAGTTAATAGCTGTACATGTAGCCCCTTTTACAAAAGGGCTAGGCGCATACCAGTTTGTACGGCTGAAGGTGAGTGTCAATGTGCCTGAGGAATATATTGCCTATACGTTATGGAATAATATTCGTATGGAATACCATGACCCTGACATATGTTTTGTGTTTGTCTCGTTTGCCGACTGGTTATGTGAGAAGCGGGGTGGGACGCTAGAAACTATTGAGGTGTATGATGACTAGCTGGAAACAAATGGAACGAGATGTGGGTAAGTTGATAGGGGGTAAGCGCTACCCTGCCAATCAAGGAGGTAGGGTGGATGTGGAAAGTGATACTCATGTGGTGCAATGTAAAGAACGTAAGTCGCTTAGTTTGGAACAGCTTACGCAATTGGTGGAGGAAATCGAAGCGATCGGTGCCAAGAAAGGTAAACAAGGGTTGGTAGCGGTGAAGGTCAGACGGGGGAGGGGTAAGAAGAGTCCCATTCTTATTGTTCAGTCGGCTGAGCAATGGTCTGTTACTAATCCTGTGGGGCAAACACAGAGTTTACAGTTTAGTGATGGAGCAATTCCAGCTAATTTTGTATACTTTATGGGTGAGCGGGAGGGGTGGGATAGATGAGAACCTCCAGAGGAGTACAATGAGTAAGTACAGCGATGATGAGCAAATGCTTTACCATGATGAACCATGCCCAGGGTTAGATGAACATGGCAATGAAGTCACTTGTAATCGTACTATTTGTGTTACAAAGGCTGATGCAATTAAGATTCAAAGGGGGGTAGTTGCAAAGAGATTCCCCACTACATTCCTTGAACCAGCCAAATTACTTGCAGATTATATTACAGTCCACTGGGTTATTGATAAGGAGTGACTATGGCCCAACTATGGCATTGGCTCTTGGTGAAGCTCCATATACGTAAGGAGTGGAAGGCCTATGTGGGATGTACGTACAGTGCCATTGTAGTGAGTGACAATATCGTTAATATAAAGAAGGAGTCGTAGATGCCAGTCGAACCTCCCAGTGTGCTACCATTGGTAATAACAATTATATTGTTAGCTGTGGTAATAGTTATATGGAATTTCTATTAATAGCTAGTCAAGGAATATAATATGCTACACCTACCAAGCTCTATCAATGCAGTGGCAGAATACACAATAGGCGACACTATTGGGTATATATTAGCTATACCTGAAGGATACCAAGTACAACTAACCAGTGATGGACAGCCTAGAATTCTTGTCAAATCCCCTGTTTATGACCCATTTACAAGTTTTTGGAATAGACCGAGCCAAGTTGTTGGTATTCATATAGAGCCTACTAAGGCTGATTCTCAAACCCGCTAGGGGGCATCAACGACCTACGTAATTGTTCTCGCTTTCGTTCCATACGTTGGTCTTCTACCATATTCTCGTGTACGATAGGAGCGAGTACCGGGCCTAGCACCGGTACTCGCCGTGAGGCAGTACGCAGTGACTTCCAGTTTGGGCCATTGATAACCGAGTCCATAACATCCTGCACCACTCCAACCACCAACCCCGCCGTTGGCCCACCCACTAACTGAGCTGCGGCCTTCCATTCGTTGTCGAGGGCAGTCAGTACGAGTGAACCGAACAGGGCACCCAAACCATAGGTCATCGTTTGAATCGCAAAGGCCGCCCCGTCATCACCCACCAGCTTTTTGAGCTTCTTATTCACAAAAGGATTACCTTCGTTGTCTGTGAAGGCATTGCGGATATATTCCGCTATCGCTCCTGTCGTAGCAGCAGTTGCACTGGTGCCTAGAAGAACCTTTGTGATTCGGTTAATGGCATCGTGGGTCGTGGGGGCATTCTTCCACAGCCGCACTAACTCTGCTTGGTTACTAAACATAAAGCTGCGATACTGGTTAGCCAGTCGTGCGTAGGCTGTTTCACTCGTAGCGATAAGCGGTAGCCCCCTTGTGTCAGCAACACCTGCTACATAGTTGGCATACTTCTGGACCATCGCCAATCGCATAGCCTCAGGTATCTTGCCTTCCTTGATAATGGCATTGGCGTTACCCCCGATCTCCTCAATTAATAGGTGAAGGCGCTTATTTTGGGGCTGTTTGAGTAAAGCCTTCTCTAGGAAGTCTGCATACCGCACCCCCACATGCCCACCAAAGTAGCGAGACCATTTATCAAGTGAAGATATACCATATGACCGCAAGGCTCCAGTAGATACGGTAGCAAGGGCTCCTTCAGGTTGGATCATATTATTCATGACTGAAGGTAGGATAGCACCGCTCTTTTCAACCACTTCACGGTTCTTCCCCACTACAAAATCTACAGCACCTAACATAGCTTTACCAATAGGTGCTCGCCCTAGTGCATACCCTAACTGAGGTGTTGACCCTAATCCACCTAGCTGAAGCATCGTGACGTTGTTAAAGTCACGTACACCTTTGACTAGGTTGCGCATAATATTAGTTTCATCCAACCCAGTGTTGAGGCCTTGAGCACGTTGAACGGCCTTCGTTGCCCATTGGGTGAGGTCAGTTCCACCATGCTCAGCGATATGGCCCATGTTCTTCTCAATTTCAGGCATAACCCTAGCCCACTCAGTACGCAAATAACCATTGGAGTTGGCTCTAAAAGCTGCCCTGAAGGGGTCTGTTTCATACCCGAACTTCTGTGCCCATTTGTATGGGGAACCACCCAAGGCCTCAAGGTCCAACAACCGTGTAACTTCCAACCCCTTATACCGCTTGCTGGCCATGTCAAACCGTGCCCCTGCCTCAGCCAGACCTGATTCAGCCGCCTTCACCTCACGTAGTTCCCCACCCTGAGACATGATACGGTTGAGTTGGGCTTTCCACATAGGGAATGACTTACCGGTACCCGTGGCACCACCCTGCTTGTTGTACAGCAGTTCAAGGTGGGTATCGCTGATCCCTTTCAGCGAGGTAGCCTTCACAGGGATCTGGGGCATGTGCATACCAGGAGCACCATAGGCTTCATGCTTGCCAGTGAGGGGGTTGTAGAGATCTAGGCCTACATCATGGGCGGCTTGGCTAGGCCCCCGTAGCATACCTGCGTAGAGCTGGTCAGCCCATGCCTTTGCCTTGGTAGACTTGGGCACCATGCGGCCTTCAGTGTACATATAATTGAAGGCCTGCTCTATCTCAGCTTCACTCAAATTGAAGTAGCGATGTGACCCCCAGATGAAGGCATTCTCACCATGAGTCAATTCACGGAAACCCTCAATAATACGCGAGGGTAGCCCACGCACACCGGCTATTTGGCGTAGTTGCTGTGTGGTAGCGATGGTATCACTACTGGTCAGTACAGCCCTATTAGACAAGACATCATCAATAGAATTGGCTATGTTCTTTCCAGCCGGGCCCACACCCCCCAATACTTCAAGGGTGGATTGGGTGAGTCGTGATGGCCACCCAGGAAACACCAGAGGTATATCACTCGGGGCATGAGGGATATGGCTATACCGCACCCCTGCATCCTCCTCAGCAGCCTTAACAGAAGCTGACCCTCTAGGTGAGATTTGTAGATCGACACGGTAATCTTTGACTGGATTATCGAGATCCCTTATCTTGGCCTTGTCAGCCAGAGTCTTCTCTAGAAACTCCCGTGTGAATGGCTTAATCTCACCTTCCTTGACGGATGGGGTGAGCCCGGGGTATTCGGTGTTGGCGATACCGGACTCGGGGTTAACGGGTAGAGGTTCAGCAGTGGGGAACCCTGGCTTACGAATGACTTGTGGGCGTAGTGGTACCTCATCGGCCCCTAATTGCTCACCAGGTTGGAGAATACGTTTTGTAGGGGAAGCTGGTTCGGGAACGAGTAATGTTTGCTCACCAGGGTCAAATGGTTTGAATGGTTCTGGTTTAGGGAATAAGTCTCGTGATGTAGTGCGGCCCCAACCAATTTGGCCAGGTTCGGGAGGTATGGTAAACGATTCACCTGAACCATACTCACCTATACCTAACCCAGGCAACCCCCCTTGTCCACCAGTCTTACTACCAATTTCCAATGAGGGCACTACGAGTGTCTTACCAGTCTCCTCCACCCTAGGCCCAGGTGGGGTATAGTCTGGGGTGCCACTCACCACTTTAGGTGAGCTAGCCACTGACATATCTACATCACTCGCTATGGTAGGTACCGCAGGGATGATGGGGGGCTTAGGCGCAGTACGCGTACTACGAGCGAGACCAGCGGCTAATGGTCCCAATACAAGTAATGGGTCTAACAGCGTACCTACTGCACCCCTAGCAGTCCATTCTAGCGGGCTCATCTCAGTACCAGGACCAGCCCCCATAAATGTATAGGGATCTACCCGCTCACCAGGTTTACCACTGAGAGCCCCTTGCAAGTACTCACGAGGCATCGCCAAGTAATCCAATGCCTTATCTGCCCCTGGTATTTGCTCAACAATCTTACCTAGAGCAGAGGCTACAGGAGATAAGACAGGTGTAATACCTTTGGGGTAAGGGCTGGTCTTTGTACCCTCACTTACGATAGCTTTGTCGTTAGCTGGAGGTGTAGCGGCTTGGTGGATAGCTTCTAGAGTGTCAAAGGGGTCTTGGCCATCAGCCTGAGCCGCATCACTTTTCTGCAAAGCTTTAACCTGCCGAAGGTCATCAGCTTGTTGGGAGAATGCAGGCTGGTTGGGATCAGGGCGTATCACAGTTTGCTTACCCTGCCGTCGAGCAAGATTCTTTTCGACGACATCAGTCAAGTACTGCTGGGTTTCACGCTCATTATGCTGTTGTTCTAGGGCATCAAAAGCATCCATTTATTGGGCTTTCTTTTCAGCTTTCTCTAGTGCTTGTTTTTTAGCCTTGTCTTTTGGGACACCTAGGGCGCGTAAGCGTAAGTATTCAGTTTGTACTTCAGGGGGGAGGCTTCCAGGTGTTGGTGGTGCTACTGGAGGTTGCGCGGCTGATGGTACGCCCCCAGGGGCAGCCGGTGCAAATGTAAATGGATTAACCCCTGAAGGAGCTGGTGCAGGCACAGCGGGTGGAGGTGTTGTGCGTGTCCCCGGGGGTCCAACCTGTTCAATCCCAACATTAGGCTTTCCTAAATCAAGGAAGTCTAGCCCAAGGAACCCACTCCGCTTAGACAACTTCACACCTGTCTCGGTAAGGTCTAAGAATAACTGTTGCATCTTGACCTTATCTGCTTTGGACAGGTCTCCCTCAGCCATTGTCAACGCAAGGGCTTGCATCTGACTGCGTACCTCAGTCATGGCAGTACGGGCTTGCTCCAACTGTGCATGATGAACAGCCATCTCCCCCTTACGTACCGCATCAGAGGCATTAGCCATTGCTTGGTGCGCATAGGCGAGTAGGTTGGTAGTCTTGGCTTTCACTTCATTAATCTGATCAGGTCTAATTAACCGCTCAGTAGTGGTCTGTTCTTGTGTACGCTCAGTTTCAGCCGCAGCCTTAGTAATATCAGTTGTGAGCTTACGTTCCTGTAAGCCACCCTTTACTGGCTCCTTCTCAGTCAACCCCCGTGCAACGGCTGTGTACTGGGCAATGTCTTCTGGGCCTGGGGGTTGGCCTGTCTTAGCTATATGGGCATTGGTAAGAGCTTGCATATGCCTATCAAATAGTTGTATACCTTCGGGTACTTGAGGAGGTGTTTTTCCCTGCGCCTTTAATAGTGCCGTTGCGGCATCAAATTGGAGAGGATTAAGGTATTCATTAGAAGGTTGCTGCATACTAGCAGGCACTTGTCCAGATTGTGCAGGTATACCTTGCATCTGTACAGATGCAAGTGGCATTCCTTGCTTATCCATGGCAAAAGGTTCCTGGGGAATCATATTTGCATAGATTGGCTGTGGTTGTTGGGAAGGAAGTAACTGGCTAGGATCAAGTAATCCTAACTGAGTCGCAGATTCTACTGTGGGCATACCCGCGCCGGTTAAGGTCTTAATCTCATTCATGACCACATCACCAGCCATTTGGTGGGCTCGTTGTATATTTGCCCCATGGTTATAATACAAATCAGTGTATCGCTCACCAAATGAAGGGTCACCTAACAGAAGGTCAGCAAGTGCTTTATGCCCCTTTTTCACCTGCTCAGAATCACCCAACTTAATACCCTCTCGAATCAAATCTATGGGCTTTAAGAATTTCTTGTCGGCATAGCCGTTTTCCACTGCTGCAATGAGTGGCTTAGATTCTGGGCCAATTTGATGGGATGCGGCAACTTCTATAGGGTCTTCATGCAACCCTGCAAATGGGTGAGTCGTCGGAGCACCCCGTTCTGGTTGAGGAAACAATGTGTCACCAATGCTTTTCGCAATTAATGATGCGGCTTTTGCCGGGGCAAATGTTGTGAATTGCGAAGGGTCTTTAAGATCCCAGGGTGCCACAATCCGTTCGGGGGATGTATCCACCCCAGTAGATTCTGAAGTAGTCTCATCGGGGTTGGGTCTACCCATCTGCACTTGGCCAGGGATCAGCATATCTGAGAGGCCCATTATAACTCCTTGTCTGGGGTACTACGAGGTGGCCCCGTTACTGTGCAATAATCAAATGATGCCACGAGTGATTCCCGTAACGCAGTATGATAATGAGCAGGTTTCGCAATGTTTTGAATAGGTTTATTATATTTTGGGCACATGATTGTTTGCCCTTCTAATTCGGTATCAATACACTTGAAACATGTTGGGTAGGTGTCAGGGTTTGTTGCATCGGCCTGCCGGTCATACCTCGCTGTATCATAGGGTATGTTATAGGTATGAATATATTCCCATATGTCTGCATCAGTCCAATCAGTGAACGGGACAATAATTCGTGTGTTACCTAGCTGACTAACAGGTTTAACAATAGCCCCCGTAGTACCAAGTCTAGGGTCATCTGTACCTTTATGACCATGAAACGTGACATCCCAAGGGTAGTCATGCTGTTGGGCCCTAGGACGCAATAACAAATCTTCTACCGCACAAAGATACCTGGGCTCGCTATCTACTCGTTTCCGTACACCCGACGCGAGATGTATAAGGCCTCCATTTGTTGAGTAACTATGGAAGATTTCAAAGTAAGACCCTGCTTGATACTCAAACACTGTTTGAGGCCAAAAATCATAGACTTCCAAATCCCACTGTTGAATAACTGAATTGGCATGTGTATACTTTTCAGGGAATTTAGAGAACTGGAAAAATATAACCGGAACTTTTTGTACACGCAAACATAGATGTAATAATACAAGACTGTCTTTCCCAAATGAACAAAGAACAACTGGCTTGATAGCCTGTTTAAGTTGCGTTGTAATTAATGTTAATGCTGCTACTTCTTTAGCACGCATCACATTGCTATAACAGCCGGGCCAGCCATTTCCAGTGGCTTTGAGGCATCCATCTGGAACCCATTCGCCTGACTCCCACCTTGGCTACTGCCAGTCAACAACTGTTGGAAGGCCTGCATTGGTGCTAGTTCATACCCAAATGTTGCTTGGCGCAATGCCGGAGCGAACTGTGCTCGTTGCATCGCCCACTGGTTGGCTTGTGGAACAAGTTGACCTGACGCCATACGCATGGAATCACCGAGCACTGCCTCTAAGTTGTAGGGCGTATTAAACCCACGTTGAGCTCTATTGGCTGAGGCTTGCGTAAAGAGGTCTCGGCCTAGTTGGCTAATTCCCTGGTCTGCCCCTGCTGACATCCCATAGCGGCCTGTTGGCATAAGTTGGTCTATGGTAGAACGGTAGGCCAACCCCCCTGGGTCTGCTGCTGCGCGTTCTGCTGCATGTTGTAGATTGCCAAATTGGCCTTGTGCCTGATTTGAGAAGGCAACACGTTCACCAGGGTTTAATCCACTAGATTGCTGTGACTGGCTCTCTTGTTTTCCAAAGCTCACAATACCCTCCACTTGACGATATCTAAATGTGGTACTAGCGAATACCCATAATGTGTGGCCCCTTTAAGCCTAGCCCAGGCCATACCCCGATGTAAGGCCCGCACTGCATCTCTCCCTGTACCCCACCAAGCAACTTCATGGGCAACACGCAACCAAGGTGGGTCAATCTGGTTGTACACTTTTGTAATACAGACCGCCTTTCCAACTCGTGCAATGTAGTAGTCAGGCTGATGTTCTACCCAGTTTAACCACCCAGTACATTCACCAACCGACAAGCCTGGGTAGAGTTGTTGGATTGCTGCGGGCACATCATCACTAGACATCAGTAAAGTTCACCTGGCCTACACCCGCGCTATAGCTAGCATAGGCTTCGAGCATGTTGTTATAGACCTGGAGTTCAACTTGATAGCGGTCTTCATCATACCGTTGCATAGTTTTGACAGCCACACCTTGAATCCACAGTGAACGATGCTCTCGTAGATGGCGGGTAAATACTGTACCAGTTTCATCCAGTCTATCCAAGTTGGCCCAATAATCCCACCATAAGGCGTAGATCCCATCAGGAGCGTAATTCAACCACATCTCCCTACCAACTGGGGCTGCTTTAGTAGGTATACCTTTTTGGAATGGTGCTGCGAGCGTGTCATACCCCCAAGGCTTATCGAATGAGTAGAGCTTCTGGTGGTATGTACCGATCATGTAGTACGATGAAGCAACAGGGGTTGTTACCCACACGCGGTCAATTGATGCAAACTTTGTACTATTGTTATAATTGACAATCTGCGCAAATTGGTTAGATCCTGTACCCAGTAGTATATAGATGAACCTCCCCCTCACGTTCTCTACGTCTTGACTAAATGAGGCACTGAGTGTTGCGCTACCAGAGGTGGCTGTTTGTAATGCGCCCTGCCATGCTCCCTCTAATGGGCCTGCAACAAACTGAAGTGATCGTACTTCATCAGCATCAGTTGGTATCGTATAGCGCGATTGCCCATTGGTGGTTGCTGAGACATACTGTGTCTCTAGCGAGGGATGCCGTGCTGATCGTTGTGTGATGTCAGACTTGACTTCTCTGAACTGATGCTCGGTAGCTGAAGCTATTTGTACTGAAGTGGGAGTAGTTCTCCCTCCTCTTTTGATACCTTCAGTGACGATGGATGTAACGGTTGGGTCTGCTGGAATAGCCACAGTATTCTATCTCCTATGCCGAGTCGTGTTAGGCTTGACAGCGTGCAGTTCAAATTTGTCGTTGGCAGCCCCAGTCTCAAACGAGACTACAATAGCGGGGTAGTAGTATTTATTTTCTAATGGAGTTTCAGTGGTTAATACAAGTTGGCCATCGAGATTGACAGCCAATAGCCATGTAACACTATTACTATCTACCAATACTACAATAGTATCACTGGCTGCCAACGGTGTCCCTGTATCATTAAAACTTAACACTCCAGGGTTACTGATGGTAAGCTGCCATTGCTCACCATTCATCCCAAAGACAAAATGGGTAGGGTTTGGAATATCCGTGTCAACAACAGACATAACCCCAGCCGTACTGACTGATGGATTCCAATAGATAGCATTAGGTGCAAGCACAGCCCAAGCTGACAGTGTGCTAGGTATAACGCCACTATCAATCTGACAAAGGTATTCAGTGGGCTTACTCACTGTACCCTACAACTTCCTGTTGATAAAAGGCCTCTGAGTTCAAATCCAACACCCCCGCGCGTAATTGCCCACCACTTGTATAAGCAGTCAGCCGGAAGTCCTGTACAGACTTACTACTCTGGCCACGCTCAAACCCATTATGCCTATCTATATAGATACATAACGGGTACACTTCTGTTGACCCTTGGAAATGGGAGGCCGTATCCTTTTGGTAGGCTTTGTAGAGATAGGCTCCATTTGCTGCCTTCCCCTCACCAGCCATTAGTTGGAGTTCCCCTTGCTGATCTTCACGCCACACACAACTCCAGGTATCCATCGTCATAGGCCCATACCAAACCGGAGCAGGGGCATCTACAGCCGATGAGAGTGTGCGTAGGTCTAAGAAGAACTGTACATTGGGAATAAGGCTTGACCCCATTGGCACACCAAGTATCAACTTTCTGTCAAAGTAGGTCATCCATACCTGGTCTAATGCAGCACCATTAACACTCTCTAAACCAGGAGTAGTGTTATTGGAGAATAACTTATCAGCTACAAACTTACCGCTGAGCTGACCTTCTGGTATCCAGTAGATATTCTTATCGCTGGTAAACCACAAGACACCAATACCAGGAATGGTAATAATACTTTTAGGTGAGCTTGTACCTACTTGCGAGTCAATAATCTTAATCGCGCTATCCTCACCAACACTCGCTGTACTGGATGTGACATCGGTGCCGAAGTCTGTACCTGTAATATGGTAGAAGGCCGACTGCTGTAATGCCAACACACCAGGGTAAATAGTGTCGGTGCCTTTTATACTATAGGGGTGTAGTACAACAAACCGACCAGGTTTTTCTGGTCTAAATGTTGCCCATGAGCTGTTACTTGACCATACATCGTCAACACGGGCATCTGTGCGTTCTATACCATTGTCGGTAATAGCTAACAACCTGTCTAACATAGGTACGAGAGGCCCATAGCTCACAGGGATATTTGTGCCGGTCATAACAGCATATGAATCATCATTACCAGAGTAATAGAATAAGTTACCTTGCTCATCAGACCAGTACACGCTATTGGTAATACTCCATACCGAAAAGAATACGTTAGGTATTCCACCATCTATAAGAAATAACGTCGCTTGCGCTCCGTTATCATCGACAATGGCAATACTTATTGTTAAGTCTGTAAAGTCATATGCGACTAAGCGTTTGGGGCTATTATCCCTGGGGTAAAAACGTATACCACCACGCACTGGTCTATTTAATATGAGGTAACTTGGAGTTAATAGCCTAGACCCAGGGGCAATACGCACAAACCCATCCCAGTATAAGTTTTGCAGGCGAGTTACCTCACCACTACCTAACTCATGGGCTGGATCACGAAGGTTTAGCCCCTTTTTAGGTTGTGAATGGTCGTTACTAACTGAATCACGTAGCATGAAACCTCTAGATTAAATGATATAGTGGGTAGAGAAGGTTACATTCGCAGCATTACCAAATATTGTTGTTGTTCCCGTATTATTTGTAGCTGCTGCGGTAGCCCCGTGAAATGTAATCGTCGAAGTATTCGGAAGTACCCTCCCATATAACGCTACAACGGCAGTTGCAATACTTGCAAAAGCAGCTATTGCTGCTGGATTATCTAGGGCATTATTACTTGCTGTAAAGGGCAACCCTGAAATAGTACTGGTACTCCCAGTACCGAGAACATTAATAACAAGTTGGCCAGTAATGAATACCCTATTACCAATTTTGGTATATGTTCCCAATTGAGTGGTATAGGTTGCACTTCCCCCTACCGCTGGTGTCCATGTTCCCTCTTCATAGTCATCGAGTGTATTCACATCACCAGAAGGGTTTGCTGTCGCTGGGAATTTAATCTGCCCAGCTACAGTAAGAATACCCGTCACCGTAGGTGCCGATATTGTAGGCGTAGTAATCGTTGGTGCACTGATAGTTGGAGTACCACCAAGCGTGTATGTCCCTGTAGCAGTCCCACTCAGCACTGGAGCTGATATCGTCGGGGAGGTCAAAGACTTGTTGGTTAAAGTCTGTGTAGAATCAGTGTCAGCAATAATATGTGTAGCCATTATAGACCTTTACAATTTGAGAGTTAACACCACGAAGGCATCAGAGGTCGTGGCGTTGGTTGGGCCCGTTGTACAGGCAATGGTCAAGGCGTCTAGGTCTAATCCCCCAAGGTAGATTGTAGCGCCGCCACTTGCGGGGAGGGGTAACGAGAAGTGTGGTACGGTGGTGCCTACTGTAACACTTGCGGCTGGGAGGTTGAATACCTGAACGTAGTTGAGGCTGGCTGTTAAGTTGACCATATGATAGCCACCTAAGGATAATCCTGTGGAGGACACTTCCACTTTAGCCCCAGTAATTGCCGCACTAAATAGCTTTTTATGCTTAGCCATGCTATCTCCCTAGGCCCATCATCATCATTGTTCTCACAACATTTACCAGCGCACCTGCACCACCAGCGATACGATACAACCACACATGGAGCCGGTCTTCTGCATCAATTCCACTACTTGGTACAGGCAATACACGAGGTCCACTCCACAACCCTAGGGTAGACCTTCGTTTATTTTGTGTGTCAATTGGCACTGGTATTTAGCCCTATTTCAATGGCTAACGCGAGGACTCGCTGGCTGACTTCAGGATATTCCTTAATCAGCATGGCAAAGACCTGGTGGCGCTTGTACTCACCGGAGTACCCCGGTAACTCGAATTGTTTGGTAAGCTCCTGCGCCCGCTTAATGAGTGCTTCACTTGGCCATGGAAGATCAGGGTAGGGGGTTGGCACCCACCCTCCTAACATTGCTAACCATAACCCAAACCGTATTAATATCCTCATGGTCCTGTTATAAGCTCCCCTTGGTCAAAGGTTGTGCCATCGTCTGACATGGTGGCCTTAGCAATCACGGTACCAGCATCATTGAGGATACGCCGTTCTGTAGCCGTGGCTTTTGACGCATTACGTACTGCCATATAGAGCAACATAATCGCTTGGTCTGGTCGTGGTGTCGCTGTGGGAGTGGCTTGTGCTAATTCAGCTAATGATGCACCACTTGAGGAGAACACCTTATCAGCAGCAGCTTGGGCAAACTCAGATGATCCTATGGCATTGGCCCCGATAGCTGCGGCATCAACCGCGCCCGCAGCAAATGACGTGCTACTAATCCCACCAGTTGTTACCACCACATCGGGGGTGGCAGCCCTGGTGTAGACCTGTACCGTTTGTGGTACAGCCCCCGTACCAATGAAGGTATAGGCAGCAAGATCACCATTGGTTTCAGCCTGTGCGGGGGCATAAGTATGGTAGCCATTCCCTTCGTGGGTACAGGCACCACCCCCTACACTACCTATAGCTTGCACCCCGTTATCCAGGGTAACATAGATGGTTACTGCCCCAGTGAATGCAGACCCATCACTTGCATTAATGAGCTGCGCTCCAATAGATTGTCCAGCGGTATTCTTAATCATGTATCTACCTTTGATAGAAACCCAGCGCCCAGTGTGTGAGTATGGCTACGGAAGAGCCACCATTTCGTTGACGGAGCGATGACTACCACACGCCGTTGCTTATACTCTGGTGGTGGTTCCCAGGCCTGTAAGACAATCCCCATCCATGGGCGTGTAAAGGGTGGGTTTGCAATAACAACTTCAGGCCCACTGGTGGCAACCTTACGTGTACTTTGGCTACCCCACGCTGGTTCACCCCACTGCCCAATCGGTCGTGCAGATTGACCAGAGTAGGGTGGTACCGAGACAACTGCTGGGCCACTAGCCGTAACCCTGGTCCGGCGTGGTTGAGTATACTCAGGTTCAACCCATGTTGAGACTACAGCATAAAGTGTGTCTCGTGACGAGGGTATCAACGCTGAGAGGTCTATTACTCGGTTGGACCAAACAGCCTGTAGCTGACGTGGCTCCCAGTGTTGGTAGATACTTCCAATACGTGGGTACTGTTGTGGGGGATTATCAGCGGGCCCCACTGATGGGCCATCCTGATAACCAGCAGCCCCAAACAACGGTTGTATAGTAGTATCATGCCACCTCGCATAGATAGGGGCGATGATAGCCCGCACAGGGGGAGCATCCCCCGCTACTACAACATCAGGTATCGGCGTCTTACGAGTAGTCTGGGTATCCCACTCAGGCTGAGGCCAGCTTCTAATAAGCTCCTGTTCACCTTGAGTACGTGGAACAGGGAAGGCGTTCGGCCCACTGGATGTGAGCTTTGTTGTAACTTGCGTAGGCCAGTCATTTTGAGGCCATATTGCAATAACCCGCTGCCCACTGTCAGTATGCGGGGCAGGATAGACTTCGGGCCCGGTATACGCTACCTTCTTTGTAACCTGTGTAGGCCACTCGTTTTGTGGCCATATTTGGATGACCCCTTGCCCATGGTCGGTCTTGGGCATAGTGTACACTTCAGGGCCGGTCGCGGAAACCTTACGTGTCTGTTGGGTCGACCAGTCATTCTGTGGCCAGAGTGAGACACTTTTCCAACCCGCATCAGTATGCGGCATTGGGTAGACTTCAGGACCAGTACTGGCGAGCTTCTTAGTATACTGTGTATCCCAAGTCTGCTCAGCCCACCGCCCAGCGATATCCTCACGTGCAAATGGAACAACGGTGGGAGCAACCGTAGGAGTCTTATCAGGCGCAAACTGTGCTCTCTGAGTATCCCATGTGGGAGGTTGCCAAATGCGAACAATGGCTTGATGGTTCTCTTCTGGCCCACGCGGGGGTGGATTATCAACCTGTGTCTGTAACCCTACTGTGGCAAAGAGTGGTGTAACGGTAACAAGCGACCAGACTGCCACCACCCCAGCCATAAAAGCAGCACGAGAAGATGGCGGTTGCCCATCTGCGCTTGCGGCCCCTACCTGGAAGCTATCTGGCTGGAACCCATCCGGTTGAAATGCCATAGTTACTTCTTAATGAGGGTCACAATGAGGTCTTGTGCAGCTTCTTTCCAGAAGGATACTGCATGTTGCTGGTATTCCTGATTACGTGCGGTAATAGACGGATGAAGGTTATACCCCATGGTGTTGTCAAAGTCGCAGGTATAGCCATCGGGGTCTTCATAGTTCTGCTGATCACGCCACCCTTTATTTAGCCTGAAATACCAAGACTCTGCAATAGGTGGGTAGTAGGTTGAGGTGTCGCCATAAGCCTTAGATGCAGCCCAATAAGGGGTAATCATCTGAGCCTTCGCCCCTGGCTTGAGTACACGATACAACTCGTTCATGAAGTGTACCCGCTCTTGAGGAGTCAAGAATGGTAACAAGTAGTTGCTGTGGGCTTCATCTACACTATTGGAGGGCCAAGGCCATCGCTTACGCAGGTCTACTACCCTCGTATCACTGGCTTTCACCAGGTCTACTTTGAGGAACCCCTCTGGGGTATTCCTACCTTTGCCAGCCCCAAGGTCTAGCTTGAGTAGGACTGGTTCAGCCTGCTGTTTCGTGAACTTGAGTTTCTTCATAATGTTCCGGGTAGACGGGAATTAACCATGAACGGACCTCGTACCAGTAGGGTCTGCACTCATAGGCTTATGACATCTCACACATGTGGCTTCAAGCACCATGATTTTTCATTCCAATACGGGTTTGCTGTGTCGTGAAAATACCAAAGTTCTTATCATGGAAAACACACAAAGCCGACCCAGCGACATGGCATAAACAATGACCGTAGTGATAGTCATTGCCTGGGCCACAGTAGGTAGCTCTGTCTCTCTCATCACCCCATTGTGTATCCATCACCACACCACATCCTGTTCGACCGCGTAATGACCTACCTTGACTGAACAATCTACCGCACATCTATATCCATGCTTCCGCGCATCAGTCCAAAAATAGAGGTCTTGTGTAGCCACCCCGTCCTTCTTCTGTGTGACAAACCAGGGCTTGCGCAGCCGGGCATCCTTGAAGGTCTTCAACCTCCATAAATTGAAGCCCATTCCTGTACCACAACACTCCACTAGCCCACCATTAGGGTCTGGTAGCTGGGGTCTAAAGTTCAACACTGCATCTTTAGGATCACCCCATATCTGTGCGACCCCACCCTCACCTTTCGTGAAGTACAATCCCCCTATACAGTCATACTTGGGATTGGCTTCCATACGCTCAACTAGCTTGAGGACTCCATCAGGAGGCGGCATATTGTCGTGTTCAATGGTGAGTAGGTATTCCCATGTGGATAACTCAGGGTGAGCCAACACCTGTTCAATAGCTGTACTATAAGCCTCACCTACCTCCATACCAATGGCTAATAATCGGGCAACTCCATTGTTTGGGGGGAAGGCTAGGTTCCAATGAGATAGGGCTACTTTCGCCGCAATTGTAGCAGAAGTAGGCAATAGAACCACTATCCGCTGCTTACGCCAGCTCTTGCTTTTATCCAAGCGTGAGTGGGTACGGCCTAGGTCACCATTATGGTAACCCTTAGTCTCAAGTGTTTGTATCAGTAACTCAGGTTTCATTAGTACGAACTCTGGAAGTAGTTCCAATACATTTGCCCCGTAGTGCCACGAATATCAGCCGTGCCAATAATAGACGTAGCATTGGTTGTGCTTGTAGCTAAGAATCCATGGAATGGTAAGAAGTTAGTTGAACTATTTGAAACAGACAACCCTTGCCGTCTATAAGCATTACCTAACAGTTCCACTTGCCCCAGTACACTAGCCTGCCCAAAGTAGGTACCCATTGCCCCAATACCACCAGAGGTACCAGCACTGGCCGTGGTCGAAAACTGCATACGTCCTACCCAATATATACCAGGAGGTGTAGTTGTAGACAACCCAAATACCTGCATCATAGACCCACTCAAGTAGGCCCCGACGTTAGAAATAAGGGAGTCATAACGGGTTGAGGCCATGGTACTGGCAGAGAGGTTGGACGTTGCACTTGTAGATGTTGAGCTATATGTTACACCACCCGCAGTGCCCCATTGAGCCGGGAAACTAATCGTGAGCCGGTTAGTAAACGAACCTGAGCTTGTATTAGCTGTACTTAGGTTCATCTCATTGGTAGCAAGCCATGAGTTTTGAGCAGTCCAGAATGATTCTAGCCGTGTTGTACTAGCCCCAGTACCTTGTTTATACAAAGCCCAGTGGTTGTAGAATGTAGCAGTACGAGTGACTGACCCTGTGCTAGCAGCCGAATACACCGCCCCACCCAGGAAGTTCGCAGGCATTGCCAGAAACGCATTAATCTGCCCACTCCCCATTACCTGATCAAACTCATATGGCCCATCAATATACCACGTCCCATTGGACATGGAGCTAACAGACATCTGTGTAACAGCAGTATTAAGAAATTGAAATGGGGTAAACCAGGGGTCAGATTGTATACCAACTGAGATCCCACCCGCTGCTGTGGAGCTTGTTAACCCATTACTGAAGGTAAAGATCGAAGCAATCTCAGAGGCCGACAAGCTCACCAGATGGTTAGAGTTCCAGTCTGAGGGGCGTACCATGTTAGAGGCTTGAAGTGTGGTGGTGCCCCCAGTACTATTCCCGACTGTGACAATTCCAGACCAGTCTGCAATAGTGTCACTTTTCGCATGACTAATAGGCATTAGATTCCCGTCTCCCGTCGTTGCGTAAGCGTAGGGGTAGCCTTAAAAGCAAAGGCTGTTAGATTACCATTATCCCGCGCCATATAGACGTGGGTAAACCTAGCCGCAAGTAACACCTTGGTCAACATCTTTTCCGTAAAGCCTGTCTTATGGGCGTAGTAATGATTACCCTTACTTACCTGCGCACCCCAACCATACATCACATCATGAAATGTAATCGGGCCACCACTTGATACATACCAGGTATCGTTCAGGTCTCGATGACCTGATACGATAGCTTCACACAAGGCGGCCATGTCTGGCACGGCAATATGGGCAAATCCATTCGGCTTGAGTACATGTTGAAATCCAGCCAAAACCAATGGCACTTGGTACTGATAGACATGCTCCAAGTTGTGACTGTTAAAGACGGCATCATACTGATTCCTTTTGAGGGTGTGCATGGCTGTGCAATCGCAGCACACATCAGGGTTCACCGCAGGGTCTATATCTAACACCTGCTGTTCCCATCCACGGTAGAGTGGCGGGAGGTCTCGCGACCCCCCGCCTCCCACGTTTAGTACTCTACGCACTCCCACGGTTTACAGTTCTTCGTAAATACAGCCCATATTCCAGTTACCTAGCGCCGAAGGCGCGGTTAACAGAAATAATCCTACACCAGAAGCGGAGCCTGCATTGGCCTTAATGAGTTCTTTAGGTGTAGCCACCCACAGATATCCATTGAGGTTGTTGAAGGCTTCCCCTGAAATCAGGGTTTCTGCACCAGCACCGAGCACGCTGCTGTTTGTTCCCGCTGTACCGGCTGCACCAGCGGTACCACCCGTAATCACCGAAGCCACGCCCGTGACGTTCATTTTGGTCGGGGTTGTGCTGGTAAGTGTCGGGAATGCCGTCACCTTACTTGCAATCTTGATATTGAGTTGGGCACTGGTCGCCGTGCTGCTTTGCCCAGCCCAGAACCGAATGAAACTCAAATCCGCGCTAGGGGACGCTGCGGGGTTGACGAACACAAGTGCTTGAGGGGCTGTGTTCACTGTCACGTTCGTTGCACTCACAGAATAAGCGGCCATGGCACACTCCTTGGTTAAAGATTAGGCAAACGTGTTGCCCGTCCAGGTGCGCCAACCCTGGCGTGTAAAAGCGCGTATCTTGCCATTACGACGTTCAATCCGGCTGGCAAAGGTGCCGGTGTTGCTCCCATTTTTCATGATCTCGAATGCAAACTCCCCTTGTGGGGCATCGGCTTGATACATCAACCTAGCGGCCCCTAATGTAAACACATCACCACGCTCGTTATGTATCCATAATGCAGGTGGTGAAGACACATAATTCTCGGTGATGAACGTCTGCTCCTTCGGCTTCAACATATAATCGTAGATCATGATTTCCCTATACGATTTTTTATATCACGGACAATACGTGCTGGGTCTGGGTAGGGTAACCCAAGTAATGCTTGGAGTTCCGCCATAGCCTCTACAAGTCGGGCTCGCGACTTCTTTGCGTTATCCAGATCTTGTTGTAAAGCCGCTACCCTCGCACGTAATTCAACCACGTTTGCCCCAGTACCTTGAAGCCACTCAGCGATAGAATGTGAGGGGTTCCATGGGGGATTTGCTGTCATGATGACATCTAGCTCATTCCCAGTCATTACCCACCTTGGCTATAGATGAACCCTTGCAACCGCCTGCCTAATCCAGTAATTGTTGTGCCACCCCCACCACCTGCCGTGACCTTAATGGCAATAATATGCCCCAGCCAGGCTTCTGCCCCTGTGATAGTACCTGTTGCTTCGCCTGTAAATGTGCTAGAGACTACACGATCCCATGATGCAGTAAAATTTATTGTTGTAAATTGGTGCGTGTGGTCAGCGGCAACCCCATTGATTTGTGCGGAGGAGATTGTGCGAGCACTATATTCCCCATAACTTCCAATCACTACTTCATCAGTACCAGTTGTTGTAATATTACCGCTTGCTACTGCCGCGCTAGATGAGGACTGCGCGCGATTACTCGTGTCGAATGATGCAGTACCAGAATAGGTATACTCCCATACCATAATGGATCTGAATGTACGGGCCGAATTAAATGTTGCGGTATAGGTTACTGACCCACTTGCGACTGAAGATAATAGATAGAAAAACTGACCACCTAAGTCAGTATTGGAATGCCCCTGATACGTGTCTCCAGTGAATGCTGAAGTACCATCACTCAAAGTAATAGAACCTGTTCCCCCCTCATGTTTCACCCAAGCAATTTTGAGACTCCCAGCCACTACGCTTGTTTGTGTTACGGCAACCGTAGTTGATGACCCGGACTCCTCAGTTCCACTCTCTGTGCGGTAAGTTAGTGCCATTAATAAAGCCTCAATGAACGCCCTATAGCACACGCTGTTGCGGCTAAAGGAGAACTACCCCCACCTGAACTAAATTGATACGCCCCTCTGTCAGGGGGATTCGATACAGCATTACCCAATATATCAACTGTATACCCAGCAGCTATACCAGATCCAATTGCTGGAGACCCAGACTGTAATGTAAAATCGTTTGCTGCGTAGTTCGTAAATAGCGGGTCGGTCAGTAGTTCCCCGGACTCACCAGTTGAGCTACTGTTGTAGTAGGTGTTATTTGATTTCGTGCCACTTGCGGCCACGTCGCCAAGGCTACAGTCGTAGCAGATGTTATTTCGCCACACCCTACCTGATGTGACATTCCCGCCAGCATTTGGCACGTCATTAATAATACCACGAGACCCTAAGCTAGACCGAATCGCAAACGTGTTGTTCTCAATTTTGAGCGTACCACTTGTCCCGTAGAAGACCAGCGTGTTGTAGCTCACCGTGTCGTAGGTGCCGGTGTCAGTCGTGTTGTAAAAGACGTTGTAGTAGATTTCGAGATTGTTGACGATCCCACCATACCAGTCATAGGCTCCGAGAATGGCGTGCTGTCCACCATTGCGAAATATATTGTAACGCAAAATAAGTGAGGTCGCGTCACCAATCTGAATAATATCATTATGCCCAGGTAGCCCATGGGGGTAGTCATGAACATAACAGTGTTCTATTATTCCATCTACAATTCCCCCACCTCGTATACCATCCTCGTTAGAACCCCACTCAAAGTTCCCATCCATTTCAATGTTGCGCATTGTAAAGCTAGCCCCTTCAAACAGGAACATCCCGTTGGCGGCTCGAACCCCTACAATACGAAACTTCCACGGATTATTAGAAACACCGTCGATTACAAAATTGTCGCATAGATCGGCGTCGAGAAATCTATCCGAACTATCAACCGTCACTTGCCCGTCGTAGCTGTCTGACCAGCCACTTGCCGACCCATGTTCTGCCACTGTGGCACGCTTGATCGTCACGTTGTCGATGTTGTTCATATACGGGAGATTTGTGGTGTAGCTCCCTGCCGCGACCCACAACGTAAATCCGGCTAGGCCGGTGTAACTCACACTGCTGAAGTCCGTATAGGCATTCGTCCAGTCAGCCCCGCTCCCTGTTCCCGTTGCACTTTTGCGAACAAATTTATCAGCCATCTAGTGCTACTCTTTCACTCCAGCATACATTCCATCTACCTCAACTGCCCACTTATACCCTACCCAGGCATACTCAGTCATCTGGTCAGCTAGGGCTGCTTTTGCAATAAGTGCTTCTGTAAGCTCTGCTGAAAGTAACCCGGTGTCACCACTGGGGGTTCCTTCAGGACATTGGGCTTGGGTGGCAGTTGAGGGCACGGGGTTTGGACGACTTGGCCTACGTCCGGGGTCGCGCATCCCGCCAAGCTTAGCAACGAGATCCCGATTACTACGCTCCAAGGCTTCCAATGTGTCGCTGGCTTGTTCATGTTCCATCTCCAATTCACGCACACGGTCTTGTGAAGCCCGCTCAACTTGGCGGACTCTATCAACTTCTGCATTAAGGGTGTTGGCCGCAGCTATTTTGATCTCATTGACGGCAGCACCCCACTGGGCATCCTTGTACTCAGCCGTGAGATACCACGTTCCGAGGCTACCAACCAGTAGCCCACCTGCTGCGGCATAGGCCATAAATTGTATCATAATAGTCTATCTCTTTCTATAACAATGCCCACCTATAAACTTGCCCCCTATGGCAAGACACCGACAACGCCTAGACCAACTGGGGCTACAGGAGGGTTTTGGTTCACCACTGTTCCTACTGTATTGCTAAACAATGACTCATTCGGGGGAACGGCATTGTCAAAGGCTGTCAGTTTATAGCAATAAGTTCCATCAGTTACGCCAGTGTTTGAACCAGTCGTGACGAGACCAAAGGTGCCTACTACCGCGAATGGCCCCGGATTAGCACAGGTCCCTGGTGCTCGGTACAACTTATAACCAGCAAGGTCAGACTCAGTATTGGCATCCCACTTTAGGTTCACCGTAGCCGCACTAGCTTGATTTACCACCGTAAGACTCGCTATAACCAGACCTAAAACTAATAGATACCTCATTACCTAGGCCCCCTCATTAAGTGTTACGGAACCTCTACAACACGAGACTCTTGTGAAGGATCTACAGCAAAGTTTGCAAGCGCCCGCACACCAAAGTATATTACCTGGGCCCGTAACCATGACATACCAGCATCCTGGCAGATATACTTGAATTCCAGGTCAGCCAGAAGGCGGTACTTGTTATGATCAAGTAGACCTAATCTCATAGCCTGATAGAGGGCATCATGTACGGCAGACCCACGTACTACCTTCAGGTCATCTGGTATGCCACTTGCCCCATCCCAAGCATACCCCTTAGCTAATATAATGAGTTTGGCATTCCCGTCTATCTCAAACCAGTCGGTCTTGATATAGACACCACGCCAGGCATCACTTAATACTTGGGCGTGTTGTTCTGGTAACTGCCAATGATACCCCTTTTTTGCCTTCATTGTTTGCCTAGATTTTGCTCAATGATCTGGTTCTTCGCATCACTCCCGGCACTCCCACCAAACACATAATCCACTACCGTACCAAACTTTGCCCCCAATGTACCCAGTAGTATGAGCAAGGCTTCCTTCACCCCAGTCACTTCTACGGTAGTTAGCAAGAGTGTGTAGAGTACTGAGAAGAACCCCAACGTCACCATGGTACCCATGGCAATCTTGAAGCTATCCCTACGCTTGGCTCCTGCGCACTTCTCTAACTCTACGTGGTCATGACTTGGCAGACATGGTTCGTCCATCACGTTCCTCTACTATTTCAATGGTTACGTTCTTCAATTGATACTCGTGTTTCAAGGACGGAGATTCGGGTGCAATGGGCGTTGATGGTGGTTTCAAGAGAGACGATACGTCGGTGCCCGTACCGGATGACGAAGTAAAGCGCGGCCAATAAAAGAGTATTGACTGCGCTAAGATCAAGACGATGAGCAAGGTCGAGAATATCTCCCACATACAACCCCTTTCTCCTAACACCTATCTATGGCTTTGTGGGGTAGTAGTGCCACATAGCATCTTGAGGTTTATCTTTGGCAATACCTACATGGACGAAGGTTTGTCCTATCCCAATACGTCTCACTCCCATTGCAAGCAACTCACGAACCATTTTAAAGCGTGTGATAGACCGCTGGCAGAACACATCAGCGCCTTCCGCAGGGTCATATGTATGTTCACTCCCCTCCACACCTCCTACATCCGTATTATGTTCAGGGTCTCGATAACCTGAATTAATATGGAGTTCAAACCCCATTCGCTTCTCAAGCTCTAGCAGTATTTTAGTTAACTCTGGATGTAGGTTGGTTGTTGCTCCCTGCATAATACTCCTATTATAACGGCATTTTGAACAAGACCATCTCCCGGCTACTACCCCGTAACTGCTCACCAGCGATACGTAGGGCTTCTCGAATAGTCGTTGTACCTGTAATACCACTTGTATTGATGTTCAGTTCTGCTGCGGCTGCTACTAGATCAGTACGCACTTGAGCCGGTAGGGAACTAATCGTGTTATTAAGGACTGCAACACTAAAGAAGTTTGTGGCATTGACTCCACTTAACCGTTGAAGTACTAGACTCATACCAGCTATCGTGCGTAATACCTGTTTCCAGGTTAGAGAAGTTGTAACCCAATGTGCTGGTATATTGACCGATTCTAGCTTCGTCTGTACGTTAGTAACCTGACCTGCTGTAAGTGTTCGGTCTAGATTGAAGGGTAATGCGAACGCATCAGGAGCCGCAACCACCGCCGCGTCATCGCTTGTGGATAAGTCTGACCCCACTAATACCCAGTTTTCAGTTCCATAATAGATAGTACCATACTTCACTTCACTCATAGTAGTGAAATACTTTGGGGCTCTATCACCAGCTCCATTTACTATAACTGGCACTAGATATACACGAAAGTCAGCATAGGCTTGGCTTACACTTAGTAGTAACACCACTAGGGCTAGACTAAGCTTTGCGAGAATCATTTATGACTCCCTCCTAAGCGAGTTCCTGAATTAGCTCTACCGCTCCCATCCGGGCGGGTAGAACCAAATGGCACTGGTATACGCCCTTCATTCAAACCAGTAGAAGGAGTAACAATCTCAATGATTGTGTATTTGCTCACACTATTGTTACCTGCTGCGTCAGTATGGTAAGCAGTAAACCTGTAGGTTGCGCCCTCAGTCAGCCCTTCTATAGTAATAGGTGAAGCTATCCCAGTTTTGGAGAATGCGCCTGGCTCACACCCTGCCCCACTGCAATACTCAATTGTCGTGCTCACTGCGTCAGCCCCCACACCAAACAATGCCTGCACACTAGTTGCAAAGGGTTGGATAGCAAGTGATGGTACATTCCCTGGTGGAGTCACATCAGTGAGAGCTGGCATGAGAAACGTAGAGATGTTACTATCTGCCGCACTCAAGTTACCTACCACATCCACAGCCTTCACTTTGATACAATACGTTTGTAGCGGGCTTAGATTGGGTATCGTAAATGAAGTCGCAACATAGGTGAGAGCTACATTATATGTAGAACACGCACCACTGGATATGTATGCAATATAACTGACTGCATCAGTAGCAGCAGAGTGTGTACAATCTGCCTGCGTACCATTCGCTAGGCACACAACATTGGTGACATTAGCAGGGGGAGTAGTATCTCCGGTTGAATTAGCAACTGTAAATGTGCTAGCGGAGCGAGCTGCCGATTCTGCGACAACTTCACCTGTGGCATCCCTAACAATACACGTCCTGTAGACCGTATAACTTTGACCGTTCGATAGCCCAGTCTTAGTAGCCGATGCAAATGTCCCATTTATCGTCATCTGGTTGCTCGTAGACATCGAATCATAGGCCTGATCTGTGTCACTCCACCGACATTCACGGATGGACTGCGTTTGGTCGATGGTCATGGAGATTGTTGCCGCTGTAGTACCGGCAGGTAGCTCCGTCGATGGCTGCGGGTTAGTCATTACTACAGCGGTTGTATTACAGGGAGGGGCAATACCAATCAGCGATTGCGCCAGATACTCTAGATTTTGCCCATTAACGATCCCAAACGCATCAACTGCAAATATCTGCGCGAACTCACTACAAGCAGGCCAAATAAAAGACAACACACCACCAGGCACACTAGCTATAGGTACGTTAAACTCCTGTGTGTTCAGGCCAGAATTAGGCCCATATACGACTTTCAAGGCAGTGGGAGGTGTAGTACTATAAGAAAGCCCAGTCGCACCAGAAGCCGTAACTTGGCCTGTCAATACCATGGGGCGCTGAAGGTTATTCACCTGCGCTGGTTTAATGGCAATTACGCTACCAACCCAATCAGTAGCGGTTGAGTTAGTCCATGTCGTAGTGGTAGCACCCGCTGCTGCAATAGTCTTCCGTGACGAACCAATACCATCATTGTTCGTGGTTGTGGCATTGTTACGCAACACAGCTTGCGACCCACCTGCTGAGGATAGGGGGTCTAGAGATAGCACGCAATCTACTGCTAATGTATTTGCTACAGTTGTAGTAATTGGTAGTGATATCGCTGTACCCGTACCATTCGCTCCACCCACAGCATCTATAGGTGTAACTTGCTCAGCCCCAAAGAAGCTAGAAGTAGAACCTACAGCATAGGATGAGGGTGCAGCCGAGAAAGTAGCTGTGATGGTGTTTGCCCCTGGAATAGGATTAATCTGCCTCCAGAGTGATGTATGAATACTGCTAGTACCCACTACTCGTGTATCTTCACGGAACTTAGCAAATCCTATACCATTTGCAGTCACACTATTAACTGTCACAGCAGAATTAAGGTTACGTGTTTGTAGGCACGCAGTCAGGATACGATTACTAGACGTGCCGACTGTATGTACCCAGTTGAGTGATGTGGCTGTATTCGCTACAGCAGATGTTGCAGTACTATCATGTGTAATAGATGAGTCCACAACCCCAGTAAAGTCACCCACGAGGAACTCGTCAATGCGAATAGAGGGGAGTGCATCAGCAGCAACCCGTATACCCATGATACCAGATGCGTAAGTACCGTCTGATGCTGTGGCTACCAATTCCTCAGTTTGTTGCCCCTGGGCATTAGTACGAATAACATAGCATCGGTGGGTAGTACCAACTGACTCACCACGCAACCTATCGCCTATAACGAATGGGGTAGATAACGTATTGGTAGATAGTACTGTGCGCACACCCGCGTCAGTACGTCCAAGCCTACCAGTGGTTGAGTTCACAATAGCGCATTCATACCCGTTCCAGGTGGCAGGGGCAGACATGCGCATCAGCACGTAGAAGTTGTCCGTAGCACTCACGCCATCAGACACACGAATAGAACCCCACTGGTCGTTGGGTATAGCAGTTGTGTAGCTTGCAATGTGATTGTTTTGTGTGGCAGTAGTGGGGGCTAGCCTAGCGCCTGCAATCTTAAAGGCGAAGCTACCTGTGTAGGTGCCATTGTTGTAGGACGCACCAATACTAGCATTGTCAGCACGATTAAAAAGATCGGTAAATAGCACCCGCCTGTTGGTTGTTGGAATGGTTAGCGAAACCTCAGATGTAAATAGGCTGACTAGCCCGATCCCATCCACAGAGCGTATGTAATAATCATATGTAAATCCAGATTGAGCTGTTAGGTCAGTATAACTAGTCGTAGGGGCATTTACCACAGCAATCTGTGCGTTAGGTGTACAATCACCGGGGTTGCGGGTACAACGGAAAATTTGCACACCCACATACCCACTACTTGGGCTTCCTGGGTCAGAGCCAGCAGTCCAAGTAAGCGTACTGGTAGCTGCATTACCTGATAGGTTCGTAGGTGGTAATGGAGGAGTAGTATCCACCGGAGGTGGGGGACCCCCACAACCAATACGTGTATCACCTACTGCGTAGTCATCTAAATAAATTGCACCATTACCATGCTGCCTATATAGGCGAGTTTTGTTAAATACAGACGCGGATGTATTAACTGTAACTCCATTAATAACAATCGCAGTACGCCTGATGAGCATATTCGTTTGATTTTGTCGCTGTACACCGTTAACCCATAGCTCCCGTATTCCATCAGCCACATCAGGCGTATTCATTTTGAAACGCCATTCTACGCACGTCCACTGCCCCTGTGGAATAGTTCCAAAATACCTCACGTTTTCTTCGCCGCCAGACCCTTGCCACTGTGACCCTAACTGCACTGCCGAGTTAAATTCTGTCCACCCATTTGGGTACGTGTCTGTGCCTGTTGGCAGGCCATTCGACGTGCCACCTGAGAAAAGATGCTTTGTGGGGGCTGCCGCTATTCCACTAAATGCCTCTAGAAAAATCCATTCTCGTATCCATATTTCTGTACGAGCAGAATAGAATTTATCCATGAAACAATTATTAGCTTGCCCTGAGGCATCACCAACATATGTATATTTCAGAGAACGCGATCCAGAATGGAATTGTGTAGTGCTCGTCGTGAGTTGGGCGTCATGTTGAGTGGGAGTACAGCTTGATGGCCAAGCTGCCTTGAGCGCGGTAGAGTTCGCGTACTCAAAATCCTCGTCGAAGAATGTAATGGCCTGCGCAGGAAGCGCAAACAGAAGCACCATACCCAATACTAAAAAGAGGTGTTTCAAGTCATGCCCCCACTTAGCGGTAGTAGACTTCGCAGTTAACATCAGTTGTGGTGGTATAGCCAAGGTAAATCCCTGTACTCGTTGCGACTTGTATAGGAAGTACCATTGGTATGTGATAATCTAAGGCTGCTATACGTAATGTGTAGATTGCCGTACCACTCTCTGCTGTGTTGTCATAGAGAATAATTGTGCCTGCTACTGCGGCATTGTCAGTGCCAGCACAGATCATATGATCCACATACCCTGCTGAGCTTTTAATCTGTGCATCAGCCGTCTTTTCACCGCTAGAAAGGAAGTCACCCCTCACTCGTTGGTAGCCCTCAGCTTCGGTCGCCCCCACATGCTCTCCACCCGCCAGTACTAGGATGTCATCAATGACCACCTGCATTCTGGCAAAACCTGTCACTGTGTCATAGCTATAGACCTGTTTACCACCTAACCCAACCTGTTCTGTAGTGACTGACATAGCAGTGAGGGCTATGCCAAACACCAATAGGGGTACCCCAACAATAGCTATGAGGTATTTCATCCATGCGTTCATAGTTATCCTTGTAGGCCCCCCATTGCTGGGGGGCCCACTGTTAGGGGTTAGTTGGCGTATGTTTTACCAGCGATGAATGTTGGAGCCTTTGCTTCATGACCCATGCCATCAGGCCCCCACAACCGTCGTGGTGTATATCGCACAGCAATTCCGATGAGTGACACGGTGGTAATTGTCACTAACGCGTTCATGATGACAGCAAGCTGAATCATTTCAGTGGTTTCAGCAAGAGCCCCGCCATTGAGCTTGGCTTCTGGTGTCCGCATAATCGTAAATGCGACACCCGCCATCGTATGTGCACCTGGGTCTGAACTGAATGCCGTTGCAGCTTCAGCCGAACCCAATACCGTTGTACCTGGGATAATCGGCTTGTAAGCCAAGTTCCAGTCAACAGATCCTGAGGTGTTGTTGGCTGTCCAATACACACTCACGTACAGAGGTTGCGCAAGGTCCATATCCGCAGGTACTTCCATCAAATGATTGATAGAGTTTGCGGCTGTTGTCATGTTCACAGCCGTCACACCGCTGGTGTTGATCTCCGTCACAATAAGGTTTGTGGCAGACGGTGTACCAGTACCAGCAGATTTGATGTCTGCCGCGCCTGTCGCTTCGTAGTCTAACCCAGAAAATTGCCACACCGGGATATAAATACGCCCCGGTCTCCACACGAGTCGAGCGTCATGTTTTAACCGATTGTATGATTGTATTGTATTAGGCATGTGTATTCTCCTTTCCTTTCGTTATTCAGGAAAAGCGATGAATACAAACACCTTTGCATCCTCGTTGACTACCGCGTTAGACGGCAGTGAGAATCCAAGGACGGTGCCGTTGTCCACTTGCGCCACAGCAATAGCCGAAGACGCTACCGCTGTCGTGGTCACGATGACGTTCGCCACGTCGTCCTTATACCATTCCCACACCGTATCTCCATCAGTGCGGTTGGTGGCCTTGATGTACCCAGGCTTAAAACCAATATGGATGTTCTGGGCAGCGGTTGTACCTGTGTACTTACCGATGAACGGCCCACGGGTTGTATCTGCGATGCGTGTTGCAACTGCCATAGTCTACTCCTTTATGGAAAGGGCAATGCCCCCCAGCGTGATTGATAACCTAGCTCTTGGAATAGATGGCAAAGTCTCAGGCTAGTTTTGATACCTGCCATAGTAGTAGTGTAGTCTACTACTTACTTACGAAACTCTATAAGATACTGTGAATTGACCTGCTCAGCTCGTGTTTGCCCCGGCGCAACAGTATACTCACCTGCCTGCCCTGGTAAGGAATTAGGGGCTTCAGAAAATCTGGAGTTCCCAAACTTGTTGTATAACTGCTCATAGACCTCATCAGGAACTTCTGTCCACACATTGGGTTCCAGCCGATACTTTATGTCACGAACTTGATGCCCTTGGGCATTCGTCCCGGCCACTGACCCGGTTAATACATAGGTAATGTTTCTCACACGGACAGCACTCATAGAACCTCCTTATGGTGTATAAACTGAATCGTACTCCATGACGATACGTTGAGGATTCCCCCGCTGAGCTACATCGATACGCTCTGCGTAATCCTTCTCCCCCTCATAGTCACGTTTGACTTCTACATAATCTCCTCGATCTTTATGTTTCAGTAACCCTTTCCCTTGACTATGGGACCCTTGCCAACGCTCAGCCATGGCCTCAGCCTCATGTTTCCCTTGCTGACCCATGAAGCCTTTACGCAGTGTGACACCATTAATGACGACTTTATAGAAGTGGATGCCCGTGTCTTTAGCCATATACTAGAATGCCGGGGGCATTAAGCCCCCGGCTCCCCTACGTTATTAGAGTGACGCAGCGCACTGAATCTCTTGTGCAAAGGATTGATTCAGGATTGCACGCGCATCATATTTCTTCCATCCCACAGTCTGTCGCATTTCGAGAGGATCAGCCGGACCAGCAGTACCCAACGCTTTGGTAATAACCTTTCCGTTACTACCAGCCAGGCTCACGCCACCGGCAAAGTCACGGCCCACAATAAAGATGCTATACACGTCAACAAATCCACCCGTGTTAATCACATCTGTTCCTGCGGCGGTTACACCAGTCGCACCCGGTAGTACATAACCCTGCGAGCTACCGAGGAACCGGATACCGTTCTTATCTGCACCGAACTCACCTTCAAGAATACCCGTGCCAGACGCATACTCGCTTGTCAGCGCGAACCCATCAATATGGCGAAGGTCGAATGCCACATCTTCGTCGCACATGGCCCAATATGCGGGCATGATCGGAATGGTACCAATGTTCTGGCCAGCCATAATCATCGGCGTAAACTTGAGGGCATTACGGCCCACAAGAGAACGATAGGCACGGTCCAGATCGTTCCGGTCCGCAATCTGTGTCACGGTCACTGTAGAAGTACCGTTTGCAAATGTGGTGTTTGTCAACCCAGCCCACGTATCACGATAGAGCTGATCAAACGTGCGGCCCATCTGCTCACCCAGCAACTCCACATTTTCAACCGCGTGCGGTTCCGGCTGAGTGGAAATCACAAGGTCACTATCCTCAATGTAGTCACCGTAGGCGGCAATTGTCGCCGACACATCGGTTTTGGTTTTCGCCTTACCGGCTGGGTTGATACCTTCACTCAAGGGAGTCGTAGCCACAGCCAATTCCTCAAACCGACGCCAAATCATTGTCTTGCCAGATCGCTGAGACAAGGGGTAAGTTTTGACACCGACCTGGTGAATAAGCATCGGCAATCCCCGGCGCAAGAGCAAGGTATTAAACAAGCTCTGCGTTGCGTCCGAAGATGAACCATCTGTAAATGCGGTTGTTAGATTCGCCATAATAACTAACTATTCCTTCTGTCTCTAGCCACCCTGCTTTAATTCCTGGATTAGCCTTTCAAACTGGGCTTTTGGCAAGGCAGCAAAGTCAGTGACCACCTTTTTGTTTGGTGTGCCCTTCCCTTTGATTAGAGACTTGTCAACGTGGTCGTTAATTTCTTTAAGCAAATCTTTACGTGCCTCCTTACCCTTGTTTCCCCCTGGTAATAGCTTCGGGTTCTCAGTAATGGCGATTGAGGTAGCAACCAACTCAGCCAACGGCCCAAGCTGTTTCATGAGCTTGGTATGCCGGTTATAGACCTCGTTGCCTGCTTTCCACAGCTCGCTTTCCTTGTCACCAAGTTCAGGGAGGGCCTCATGAGCCTTGTTATACAGCTCAGTGATTGTAGTGGCGATTTCATTCGCTTCTGTCTGCGCCTCTACACTCTTCGACCCGGCACGCTTAGTTCGCTCCAACAAATCGGCACGAATGGCAATGAGGGTAGACTTTGCAGTGCTGAGTGCTCGTTCTGCTTTCTCGTAGGCCGCATCATCTTGATCGGCTCGTGCTTTCCGTTTGGCATACGTGGCATCTGCGACTGCCTCTTCCCACTCAGTCTGACCTTGAAGTAACTGTTCATCAGTATACTTGGCCAGACGATTACTCGACTCTTCAGTAGAGGTCTTGGTTTTAGACAGAGCATCGAGTTGGCCTTGGAGATTCGCTAGGTGTTCACGAACTTCCTGGACTTCTGCGCTCGACTCAGCCTTGCCCTTGCGGACACGGGAGAGTTCTTTGGTGATGGCAACAAGTTTGGCCTGTAACTCTTTGGGATCGTCACTCTCTTCAGCCGATGGCGACTCGGGTTGTTTCTCTTCTACGCCCTTTTCTGATGGGATCTCTTCGACCGCAGGGGGACTAAACATCGCAGCAAGGTCAAGTGGCTCGTCTGCTGCGGGAATGTTTTCACCCTTTGTTTCTGTCTCCTGAACTGTATCAGCCATTCGTCGTACTCCTTGACGCCCGTTTCACCCGGCGACGGTGTTTATGTGACTCACATAAGAGAGAGCGGCGGCGACCCGCTAGAACACGCCCGTGTGCTCATGCACTTGCTACCTACAGGTAATGCCCACCCACTTCACTTGGTGGCTTCACAACGATATTTGCGATCACGGGGGAGTTTTGCTCGTTCTCCCGCCATATTTTCACCAATCCTCGACTGATAGCATTAATGACTTGCTCGTGAGCTATTTCATCCTTTTCAGTGTAGAAGGCTGCAAAGTGTAGGTGAAGTAACTCATGGACAAGTGAGATGTCGTAGTCGCATTCTTCATCATTCAGGAACTTGTCTGCCAGTCCGCCTAGGTCTGCGGGTGCCAAGACTCGTATAATTGCGTCCTTGCGCTCTAAGAACCAGTGGCATTCTGCAAGTGTCCCGGCATCTAACATCTCCCACTGCCGAGAGATGCGTAGGTCTACCGTCCAATCTTGGAGGTAGAGTACCTTTTGCCAGTATGCGAGTTGTAGTTGGAGTTCTTTTGCAAAGGAATCATCATCCATAGAACTCCTTCCACGCCGCTATTTACCATACCCAAACGACTGGAACCGCTTCTTCCCGTACTTCTTACGCCCAATACTAGCAGCTAACGCAGCAGGGTCCTTTACACCTTGCTTAGCTAACTTCTGCTTGAGCGCAGCAAACCGCCCACCTTGACCGAGGGGGGCTTTGGAGTTAGGCTTGGCCATACCTACTCCTTGCCACCCCCTGCACGGCCAGTCTTCATAGATTCCTTACCACCCACATCCTTAGGGGCATTTCCGCTCTTCTCCACTCCGCCGCTCTCATACGACTTCTGCGCCACACGGTCCTTGGGGTACTGTTCACTACCTGGCATAATTCTACTCCTGGTTAAAAGGCCTTCTTCCCGAACCCAAATGAGGGCATCTTCTTGCCCACCTTCTTTGCTGCTGTGTAACTGAACCGCTTGATCCCCTTGAGCTTCTTCTTAGCCATAGTTATTGTCCTGGTGACCCAATCACGCCTTCTCCGCCACCAGCTCGACCACCCCGCACGTTCTCAATCATGCGCTGGACCTGTTCATTCTGCCCACCTGGCTGAACCATTCCTGGCATAGGTTCCTGTTCTGCATCACGTTTGAGACCTTCAGCAAGACGAGTAGGCATCTCAGAGAGATCAATCATGGCCTGGAGAGTAGCTGAACCGAGTGGCTTACCGCTAGATGTTAATAGCCCTGCCAACTGTACGGCCTGCTCAAACTGGGCCTGGCGTTCTGTTGCAGTAGCAGGAGCTAAGTTAAGTACCAAATCAAACCGAGTGTTCTTCATAGTGGTGAGTAAAGTCATCACTTGGTCGTCTGGGAGAGGTTGGCCTGAAGTAGGATCACTAAATAGTGGCTGGCCTTGTGCCCCCAGTGGGGTCGATAACTCTGTAACACCAATGATACGCTTGATCTTTTCAACAGGGTAATACTGCTGGATACGACTCAGGATCATACGGGCAAGGTCTAGTTGGGCTTCCTCAAAGTTCCTAAAGCGGGGTTTGAGGATAGTAGACCCGCCTTCTTGCCGCGCTCTTATGGCCCGTCCACTAACTGTACTTTGCGTGGTCTGCCCTACCATCTCCGCATTGACACCGCTGATACGCAGGATGGACCGTTCGCCATGTTGTAGCATGGAGAAGTGACCCGTTGAGAGTTCAACGGGTCTGATCTGGACAGGGGCAAGACTTCCGTATTCTACCACAATACCTGGTTTGGAACCAAGTAATTCAAGTTGAGACTTATTGGCCCCACCTGTACGCCTGTTCATCCAGCCACTATGGGCTGAGCTATTCAGGTGCGCAAGGATGTTGCTGTAGCGTTTGTTGTACTCATCCTGGGGATCTTGCAGGTTACGCACGATGCCCATGATACTCTCAGGATCATCGCTCAGCTGTCGAGAAACATACGGTACATAGGGGTAAAGGCGGTCATTATTAGGGCTCTTACCACTATCGAGGATCTCCCACCAGACCATCTCGGTATACTCTGGTACACGAGCTTTTCGACTGACTACGCTGAATCGGTCGTAGATCTCCATACCTGCTGTCTTGGAGAGTTGGTCCACATAGTCGTAGGCAGCTTTGGGGTCGGCATATTGTAGTGGTGTGCCCTGTTGGTCGGCTGGAACAGGTTGGCCAGTAAGGTTATCAACGATGAATGTTGTAGCGTCTTGGGTGATGACACTAAGTTGGGCAGTCTTTTGTTTGCCATACTGTTCGGCATATTGTGCAAGGGCTTCCTCACCCTGGTTCTTACTGGCTACGTCCTGAACTTGCCCAGTCTCGCTGTCTATGATGAGGTTGATCGCTTTGTGTACTTTATGCCACATGGTCAGGAGGCGTATGCGTCCTGTTTCATGGTCATAGAGTTCTTTGAGGAGGTTAGGACCTGTGCCCATACCTGCGCTGGAAGAGAGGTAGTGTTGGCTTCTGGCTAGCCATTCACCTGGTTTAGCAAGGTGCTCTTTACCGGGGTATCTAGCATTGAAGGCGTCTATACTGAGCCAAGTAGCCTTACCTGCGAATTCACCATCTTGGAAGTCTGGTTCTGTACTCCACACATCCCATATGAAGGCAAGAGGGTTGATACGACTAACAGTGATATCACCCCACACAAGGTCATCGGCATCATCCATGGAATGGAGGACTTCCCAGACACCAAGCCCGCATATCGTGCCATCATCAAATACCTTGTCGGTAACACGCTGGACACGGCCAAACTCAGTAGCGGCTTTGAGGCACCCCGTCGCTATCTCACCTAGCCTGCGATCTTCTAGGCCTCTAGGTAATGCCCCAAAGTCTAGGTTGAGCCCTCGCTGCATACCAGTCACTAGCTCTACTTGAGGGAGGATCTGGTTAAACTCTAACGCAGGTCTCCCCGTAGCCTGTACGAGTAGCCTATCCTTGTTCAACCACTGCTTACCCCCACCCTCTGCCATGTCATAGTCACGCATCCATTTAGGGCGTGCAACTTCAGTAGCAGTAAAGAAGGTCCTGAGATACCCTTGCAGGAGGCCTAGCCTATCAGCATCGACTAATGCGCCTGATTCCGATTGGTCGCCAACCGCCTTGCGGGGTTTAACCTGCTTTGCCATTGTTAATACCCCATATGACTAGAATGAGCACCGTGTAGGTTCATATCTGCATCAATATCCCACTCATCATCTGGTGCTTGTGAGGTGAGAGACCATTTGATATCCATAGGGCGGCTAGCCAAGAATCCATTGAGTGCGTCCATGTGGTGGTCATTACCATCCATGGGTTCCTCACTGTGTTGCCCAACGAGTGAGTTCCGTGCTTTCTTCCACTTGTACCCCTCGATTTCACTTACAAACTTACTGCACTTATCGAGGACAAATAGGTGTGGTGCTCCCTGCTTCCCTGTCACAGGATGGAGGTGGTTGGGGTCTAGAGCTAGGAGTTCGTTGATCCTGTTGTACCCCGCATCCCAATCTTTCTGATTAGCCACCGGATAGATCCCATGATCCATGTATTCATCAGCCACGCTGTACAACTGGTCTGCGCGAGCGGTGCCGGTTTGCCCCATAAGGGTTCGACTGAAGGCTTGGCTATCAAGGTACGTGCCCTTAACTTGGTAAGGGATTCTCTCGCGTGTTGCCTTGATTTGCTGGGCATGGTGATTGACGGTCCTCTCACCTTCGTAATGCTCGTCGATCACAAAGTAGTTGAGCTGGTTACACCCGCAATCACACTCCTTGATCAACACCCAACCTACTGCGGTGGGCGCAGCGAGACCATGATCAATCCACTCGTAACAATCATCATTAGAATCAAAAAGAGCAGTACCATCATGCTTAGTGGCATGTCGTGGGATGAGTGACTCTTCCCTCTTCCATGAGGGGTATACCAGTCCTTCAGCTTCAACCCACTTCCCTTCTAGGTAGCGGTCCCACATGAGAGGCAGGTTGCGATAGAGCGCCTCCATGTCTTCGACATATTCACGACCGATATAGCCTGCGTTCATGCCATCCCATGCTGTAGCATGGAAAGCCCTGTAGCCCTTCTCACCTGGGCCCGAGATGCCATGCTTGCCTGGGAGTCCAGGGAAGTATCTAAAGATCCAGTGTGAGGGTCCTTCAGGGTTGCAGGCTCCAAACCCGTAAGTGTTGTAGCAGAGCAGATCCCAAGTTGGGTAGTACATACCCTTGGGGATGCGCTCATCTAGGGGTGGGAGGTCCGCTGAACACAGGCGGCACTGGGTGTCCCCATGGAGCGCAAAGTGTCTAGTCTCTGACTTGGGACACTGGCCATGGACCCAGTACTGCCGTAGATTGTTATTCAGGATGGGGTTCTTGCGGCGTAACCGGCCTACAAGGTACTTCCAGACATCCTCCCCGATTTCCTCAGCTTGGTCGATAGCAAAGAAGCCGAGGGGAATGTTCTTGAGGTCGTTTAGGTCCTTGAAGTCCCCGTAGATGAGCTTACCACCGCCATACTCTGTTTTGAGCTTGAGGAACCCCTTCTGGTCATTATGCTGACTGAGATATTCCTTAGGGAGCATATCATACAATGATTGCATTGTCGATGCTCGTAAGGCTTTACCGTCCAACCGACCGAGATAGCCTAGGTTATTGGGGATGAGGAGAAGTAGTAGGACCTTGGCGACTAATCCACTGGTTTTACCTGTACCAAATCCCCCACTGTTCATGGTGAAGCGGTCAGTAGACTTGATGAAGGCTTCTTGGGCTGGGAGTTTAGACCAGTCCCATTGGGGTGATTCCCCTGCCTCAGAGAGGGCTGCTGCTAGACTACGATCCTTTGTGGCCATAGATTACTGGCCGTAGCCAAGGGGTCGTGGAGCCCCACCACCTAATCCTTGCTGGGCCTTGAGGACAGCTTGCTGGAGTTCAAGGTTGTTCTGCATGGTATCCGCGACGAGTCGCTTGTGGTCTGAGGGGAGCATATCGAAGAGTTGTTTGGCTGCCCCAAAGTTAGGGTGAGTGGGGTCTGATAGCATAGAGCCGAGCTTGTTGATACCTTCTGCATTATCTACATAGCCCATACGAAGTGCTTGTTCATTACCCCCTGGCACTTCACCCATGCGGAGATTCGGTCGTGGGATGTCTAGGGCTTGGCGCATATCACCTGTAGCTACCCTGTAACCACCCATCTCTGGGATGACTCGCTGGGCTGCTCCTCGTATACCCCTACCCATCAAGGCCATCCCTGCTGCTGGCCCCATACCCATCCAAGCATTACGGGGGTCAGCCATGACTTGGTTGGCTCCCTGGAGACCTTGCTGGACTCCTGCGCCTGCCATGACAGTAGGCTCGTGCATACCCCACACAGGGGTGTTACTGGATAGTTGGGCTCCCCGTAGTCCATTGACCACACCTTCCAGGGCTTTCCAGAAAGGGTGGACTTGGCTACCATAACCGAGTTGTGTACTGTTTGAGGGAGCTGGCTGGGCTGGCTGCATGTAGTCTGGTGCTTGTGGCATGTGTGCTACTTATCCTCTAGTTCTTCTAATAGGCTTACAATCTTGTCGTCTACATCACTGTAGGCCTGACTAAATATCTCACTGATGTCTTCCTTGTACTTGTTGATGATCACATGGCGGGCTAGCGCTTCATCCTCGTCGGCATAGTCATCCAGGTCATCATCCTCTGGCTCTACATATTTGGCAGGTCGCTTAGCCATGAACTGGTTCCTCCACCATACGTTCAACTTCCACATATACTACTGTTCGTAGTGGTACTACCCCAGGTAGTAATTCTTCACCGTATTGACTTGTATAGGCTACGTGTAACTCATCAAGCTTCTCGTCATACCAACTACGTAGATAGGTTGCATCGGGTGGGAGTCCTGTTAGTGTTACCCGCTTATTCATCCAGCTGACAAGTATTGAAGGTGTGACTATGAACACCCCGCCACGAGTTCCAACACTTGCTAGATTTCTAGTTTCCGCTAGCTGGCCCATGTAGATCCTCCCCGCTATCATATAGCTCGAATAGATTCTTGTAGAGCACAGCCTGGTATTCTGTATCTAATGGCTTCTGCTCAGCCATCAGTTCGTTGTATATAGTTTGCAGTACGTCTTGTGTCGTATCCATATTTGTACCACCTAGTTCCACCCTCACCCTACCAGACCATGCCCAAACTCCTGGGTCACTAACTGTAGCTGTATATCCTCTCGTGGATCTAGTGGGTCAACTCCACCACCATTACCTGCCCTACGGTGTGTCATCTTAGCAGATATACCATAGGGTAGAATAATAGAGATCATGTTGTCGCGCACCTTAATCTCTAAGCCGTCCATTAGCTGTTCCCCCTAGGACCCCCGACCTTTAGAAAGTACCGAGAACGGAAGTGGAAGGAACTTTCGCTCATGGTATTATGATACTATAGACATCGAACACGCCAAATTTCAACCTTCCTTTTAAACTTTTTCATATTTATTTTTGACTATTGTTATTTATCAATAGGTTAGTCTTTATTAAAATTTACTAATGTGGAGCTAGTGAGAGGAGTTGCACCCCCGACCGGTAGTTTACAAAACTACTGCTCTGCTGTCTGAGCTACACTAGCTTACGAGGTGTGTCGCAGGTTGAGTCTACATTCTATCACAAAGTCTCGTTCGTTGGGGTAGGCTTCCGCCATCGCATACCCTATGCGGTCTCGTTCAGCCTTGCACTCTTCGTACGTGTTGAATTTATTGAGGAGTGTGACCCCACCTAGGCCTGGTACCTCTATGAGGAGCACCATCACGAGTAGCCACATCGTTAGTGATAACCTTTTGATTTTTCTAATAAATTTTACTAAGTTGCTCTATTAGGCGAGCACTGTATGCTTGGGTACATGTTCCCCAACTGGCCAGCCCAACCTCCCTACAACAAGGGTGCACCCCCCTGGCAGCCGGGGTAGGTTGAGTGTGTGCGTATCTACCTGGCGGGCGAGAATGGTATGTATGATGTAGTGACCTACTATATGTAGTGTGTAGCTTATAGGCTACTACAAGTGCGGCGCACACAATGGCCCTAGGACGTGCGATCGTCAGATGGCGTGGATAGTAGCATGGGGTGATCGCTCGCCTCTAGGGCTCGCTCAGCCGGTAGCGGGGTGGGAGTAATATCTATCGTGGGGTGAGTAGGCTCAAGTATTGCGCGTGTGGTGTCACTACCCAATGAACCAAATAGTTGGAAGACGAGGTTAGTCCCAGTAGGTTGCTGCACTTGGGGGAAGGCCTTGTCATAGGCTATGCCAGCGCTGAGCACTAATCTATATAGACTATTGAAATCCTTTTTCCCGTAGGTCTGCGCGGCACGTAGAGCTCGCTGTGCCAGTATCAACGCGGTGTTGCTCCAGGTGTCTAACCCCTTTTCCTGTTTCTTCACGCGTGGTTGTGTAAAAATAGGTTGCCAGGTCTTATCACTGTAGGTATTGCCACCAAGCCTAGGCGGAGGGGGATTGAGATTACCTTTACGGGCGGGTTTCGTGGGCAGTTCGGCAGTGTCACTGAGGAGCACGACGCTAGGCTTGGCTTTGGGCATTGCAAGAGTTTTCGGCATACAATCCTGTATTTATGCTGTATTAGTGGGGAGTCCTGTAGCTAATATGCCATAGATGTAGCATTTCTGCTAGTCATTATGGGGTTTATCACACACTCGTAATAGTCTAGCCTACGCAACCTATTGATTCTATTGAATGCTACTCACAGTTACAAACGGCCCAGATGTTGCTTATACATTGGGTGGGAATAACCACTCACCAGGAGGACATCATGATGTGCTCAACGATTTGTTTACATCCTATCCCGCTATCAATCAAACGCGCCATACACGACCATTATGTATGGCCAGGTGGTTATCCCCTGTATGCAGTAACCTCACACGGTGCTCCCCTATGCTGCACGTGTCTCAAGAAAGAGTGGCGACACATAGGCCCAGCAATCCGGCATCATTTATATGACGGATGGCGCGTAGATGCTATTGACGTGAATTGGGAAGACTCGGGCCTGTATTGTGATAATTGCAACACACGAATTGAATCCGCATACGCTGAATAACCACGAGCCAGGAGGACACAATGCGCAACACCACAACACACACGCCAGGACCATGGCATATCGGCGTGCGCACGGCTCACTCGAAACGCGATATATATGGAGAGCAGGGTGAACTAGTCGCACTGGCCGATGCCGTATTTACCGACCTCGCCACGGCGCAAGTGAACGCCCGCCTCATTGCTGCCGCGCCTGAGTTGTTAGAGGCATTGAAAATAGCCTTGGCCGCAATGGTGACCATGCATGGAGAAAATACTGACCCTGGGCAAATGGCCATTATGCGCCATGCCATTGCCAAGGCAGAAGGACACTAACCCATGACCCGCACGCCAGGAGGACACAATGGAAAATGCAACCATCGTTCAGTATTTCAGACTCTACGGCAAAGGTCCAGGTATGCGAACATTCAAGGCTATGGACCTGAAGCGCGGCGCACCGGTCGGTAATCTTATCTACGCAACCATCATGGAACACGAGAAAGCACAACGAGTACTTGAGGAAGTCACTCGCGTGAATACTGACTGGAGCTTCAGATTAGAGTCAACATAATAACCACGAACCAGGAGGACATGATGATCATAGATATTATGAAAGTACAAAAGGGAGATATCGTGCGATTTAAGTCCTATGCCTTGCACGTAGAGAGTGAGCCGGTCCGTACAGCCTCATCCATCCGATTAGAAGGGCGCAAGTCAACTGACGGATGCCCAACGGTCAGTAAATGGTTCCTGAAGAACCTGCTGGTTGAGGTTGAGCGATGAGCAGTGACACGCCCAACTATACGAACATGATTAAGCTGGAATTGCGCATAGCCGACTTGCGCATTGCAATGGAAGCACTGAAGTAGCTCACCCATGACCCGCACCGCACACACCAGGAGGACACCATGCTCTGTGAATTCTGTCATAAACGAAAGTCAGTGGGTTCCTTAGTACGCAATGCCGCGTTCGGTGTGGTCTTAACTGTGGGCCGAGTCTGTACGAAATGCCGTAAGGCAATTACTGGCAGGTAAAATGAGTCATGAACGCAACCACTCACTAGGAGGACACCATGAAACCAAGCAAGCAAGCAAGCGAAATAGCCGATCTTAAAGCGCAACTAAGAGAGGAATCTCAGCGAGCTATTTACCTGCAAATAATTGTCGATGGACTCCGTTCAGAGCGAGCGCGTACCACGCAGAAAATTGACACATTAGAAGAATGCAGATTGGTCCTTCGGGGAATGCTTCCAGTATTTACTAGGCTCATTGAAACGTACGAACCTGACAATACAGACGCCGAATGGACAGTACATGCAAGAGAGACCCTTCTACGTCGATAAACTAAACCCGCGACCCGCGCCACACACCAGGGGGGCACCATGGAAACCGTTACAGTAGAGGATGGATACAATCGAAACAAACAGCCTATCATGCTCACCTTGAGGAAATGCACCGTAGATGATCTGAGAGCAATGGCTCAAGGGGAAGACTACCCTACTATCAAGACGCTAGATCGTAATGGTAAGGCAAGGGATATCAGGCGCAATGGATCAATGAAGACATGGAAAAAAGACCCGTTACGGTTTGAGCAAGGGTTCAAATATGGTATGTACCATACGTTTCGGTGGGATACACAGCAGATGCTTGATAACTTATTGCTTCCGATCGACTAACTAACCCCGCGCCCTTCTACTGACGGATTCAGGAGAGTGACGCCCAGCCCGCCAGGGGCAGACCTGGCAGAGGGAGAGAGATCATGCACAATATGGAAGGACCTGAGGTTTAATAGGGGGGTACCATGCGAATCATAGAAACAAAAGTCTACCAATTCGATGAACTAGACGATAAGGCGAAAGAGCGAGCGAGGAAATGGTATTGTGAATATGAATATTTCATAACAGATGAACAGATAGAGGAGGATATCGTAGCGAAGGGGTATGAATTTCTTTCTAATGGGAAACGAGTGTAACCAACTACTAAGGGGGATAGCATGACTACTACAGACACCAAATACAATGGTTGGACAAACTACGAAACTTGGAATGTCAAGCTATGGATGGATAGTGATGAAAGTGAGCTAGAACATATCAAAGAACTAGCACGAGAAGCAAAGGCTAACCCCTATAAAAATAGGTATATGGAGCTAGAACGGCGTATTGTACATACATTAGTAGTTAGCCTCAAAGAATACTTTGGCGGCCAATTAGAGGCCTGGATGCCAGACCAATCTAGCTGCTTCACCGACCTGCTCAATAGCGCGGTATCAAGTGTGAACTGGTACGAGATTGCAGAGAGTGTATTAGAGGACTTAGAAGAGGAGTAACTATGCTATTCAACCCCACACAGTTAGACAAAGCAGTACAGGTAGAATTGAATGTCTTTGTTGTAAGCCTAAGCCACTTGCCTGTAGGTCTGCAACTAGATGTATTACAGGATGCTACAAAACAAATAGTGGACGCTATAGAAATGAGTGTGAAATCAGTGTAGTCAACGTGCCATAACTATTAATGGAGGTACATATGGGCAAGGAATGGGCAGATATGACGGCAGATGAGCGCAGGGTAGCTAAGGAGTCTAGCAAACAGCTTGCTATGTCCTTAGTCAAGAAAGGTGAGTACCCCACAGGTATTAAGTTCACCATTGGCGGGAAGGACTATATTGCTAGACCACAAAGGCTAGCTGATAATGGTGGGGTGACGTATGGTATCACGCCGCATAACACCACGGCCGGTAAGTATAATGCGAAGTTCAATAAGTTTGCATTTACCCTAACCAATCCTGAACCAGTAGAACCAGTTGAGGAACCTGTAGTGTTTGAGGTCGAGAACTTTAACCTGTAACCTAGCTAGGGCTCTAGAGGCGCATACCTCTAGGGCCTTGTGGTAGCTTACAAGGAGGTGACGATAACATGCAACCTAGCTTTTTACATGAATCAGGCGACCGCTGGCAACTTGACGTGTTGATACCAGACCGTGACAGACACCTAGTAGGACCCCAGATACCACACACTGAACTATTGCATGAGGCTACACAACCAGTTATTGTTGTGGCTCACATAGATCCTAGACTAGCAGTGTATATGCCATTACACATAGCTCAACCTACTATGTGCGAACAACAAGAGCAGCTACGATGTAAGTTACTAGGTGATAGACCACTACCAGGGGATAGGTTACTCTAATGCACACACACGCATATATCATACAAGGGCCTGGTAACGTATTCATACTAACGAATAGTTTTATACTATGTTCAATACTGCTCGCCCAATATCCTGCGGGTATGTATAACTTAATCTTTAATAGGTATGGGGGTATACCATGACCATCATACGCATGGAGTTAACAGCAGCAGCAATCGTCATTAGTATATGGGTAGCAATTGTAGGAATGTTTATTTGGAGGTGACTATGACTGCAGCACTATGGCTCATTACATTTCTAGGGTGTACCTTTATCACCATCTACCCACCTGGGGGTGGCCAACCTGCTCAATGCATGCAGTGTTGTACGGGTGGAATGTGTACGATTATGTGTAGGAGTGGGCAGTCCATGCCTGCTGATACCTATGTGAGTGACTACGAGTAACTATTATGTTAAACCTTTGTCTAGCCCCTTGTAAGATTTGTAACCGTGAAGACTGTCATGGCATACACATAAATCATCTCTGTGGAATAGGTGATACATGCTGTGAGCGATGCGGGTATGACATTAAGACCGGCAAGACCCCGCTTCCTCGTCCCTACAAGCTGCCATTCAGGAGAATGTATTGCTTTGGAAGGAAGTCCAATGCTTGACCTTTGTCTAGCCCCTATTATATTAGCTGGAGCTATGATGCCCATTAGCACAGACTGGCATACCAGCAACCTAGACCATAGCCCCATGGTAGAGCTACATACTTGTAATACTGGGCTAGGGGCTCATGTAAGGGCAGCACGGAATGGTATCTACACGGCAGGGGTTGATTATGGATTCACCAAAGAGTATAAAGGCTTTGAGTTTTCAGTAATACCACAGGCCGGTATCTCATATGTCGATCATCCTGAGCGCAACCTACCAGCACGGGCACAATACGAGCTAGGCATTCAAGCAATGGTCTGTTACAGCCACTACTGCTCAGCGATCGGCTATCTCCACATGAGCAACGGCAACGCACTCGGCATCTGCTGGAGCGGGGACCGGTGCAGGCCGAATGTTGGCGAAGACGTGATCACGGTCACATGGGGTCCAAAATTTTAAGGAGGTTTGTATGGATACAACACTCGATGATTTGCCAGGTGAAGGTGAGACGCAGACCGTTACACGAAAACGATTGCGGCGTGAATGTGAGGAATGCGGGGAACTCGCACACTATAAACACACATTTCTCTTCCCGAATGCCCGTTCAAACCCAGCCTCTAAAGCCTACGGGCGCGATGATTGTTCGTGGTGTGAAGACGCTACCAAGTTTGTGTGTCGTGAGCACCTGAAGAGTACCCATATGGACGGCTATACATGGTGTAGCACCTTTCCGGCCTCTGAACGATTCGCCCACCTATTTCTCTATTGGGAGGAGATTTGACCATGAAGAACGTGAAATACAAGCCAGCCCCAGATGCCTTGGCAAAATTCTTCAGGAAGGTGGGGACATGAAAGATCGCAAAGGAATCTCATCAGTCAAAGCAGTCGAGAAGAAAGCCTTTAACATGGCGGCTATGTCTGCCGGAAATGTCACCATCAAAGAATTAGCTGCATTAGCCATCCTCTACGATAGGGAGCTAGTTATCTCATTTAAGGAAAAGAGTAATGAGGTGAAGATATGAGCGACTTTATGGCGGGCTATCTGTTGGGCGTCTGGACGTGCGGGATGGTGTGCGCGGTGGCCTGGTGGATTGGGCGATCATGCAGGCATGAGGAGCCGAAACCATGGGAGTAATTTAAACAAATCGTATGGAGGATGTGATGCGAAAGATAGTAGAGGACGTGAACGGAGAAGGTTTGGAGAAGTTGATGGGTGAGCGAGTGACATTGTTCTGCCTGAATTATATTTATACGGGGAAACTGATAGGCGTCAACGCATCATGCGTACTGCTACACGATGCTGCAATTGTGTACGAAACTGGTGAGTTGTGCTCGAAAACATGGAAAGATGCCCAACCATTACCAGGGCCATGGTACGTGCAAACATCGTGCGTTGAGAGTTTCGGGGTGCTCAAATGATACGATCCGCGAAAAATAAATGGCGGTCGTGGACGCGGTTGGGGTCGATGTTGCGGTCATGGTCAGGGTCATGGTCAGGTTCAATGTCGGTGTCGTGGACGCGGTCATGGTCAGGGTCGGGGTTGCGCTCGTGGTCAGGGTCGTGGTCAGGGTCAATGTCACGGTCATGGTCGCGGTCATGGTCAGGTTCAATGTCGCGGTCATGGTCAGGGTTGCGGTCAGGTTCGCTATGAGCCTTCCAGATGAAGATGAGCCAGAGCAAGGCGCTGCAATAATGCGCGAAACTAATAACAAGGGGGATGTTACATCATGAACTACTTAGACCCCAGTGTATTATTACTATTGATTGTATTGGTAGCTTGGGGTGTACTAATCGCCTGGATAACCGCGCTCTGTGTGTTTGTGTGGTTAGACAAAGGTGAGCCAAGGGAGTATGAACATGACCGAAACTAAACCCCAATGTTGCACTCTTATATATAGAGACTGGCACCACTATAAATGTACCAGAAAAGCGACTATTGAGGTGTCCGGGAAATCGTATTGTGGAATCCATAATCCTGAAACGGTAGCGCGGCGCAAAGAAAAGCAGCAACAACGGTGGGCTGAACAAAACAAGGCCTACACAGAAAAGATTGAACGTACTGCATACGACAAGAGCATGGGTGAGATATGCAGGGAATATGGAATAAGGGATGGCGCTGAATTACGGTGGAGACTAAACCATGAGTAAGACTCAAACATGGACATTAACGAGACCACGCATAGACGGCTGGTACTGGTATAAGCACCCTGAATTAGAGTGTACAATTGTTTATGTCCAGGGCTCTGAGGTCTGGGGGGTAGAATTAGATTTACCAGCCCCCCTTGGCCTATTCAGTTATTACTGGTATGGGCCTATTACACCACCTGAACTGATGGAGGGTATGGAATGAGCTGGGACCTATTAGCAATAGCTGTAGTGGTAGGTATAACAGGGCTTGCTATCCTTGCTATACCTGTTATTCACTTCATAAAACGTGCATACCAATGGTCAAAACTGAGACGATATAGCCATACATGGGTGCCACATAGCACGAGTGGGATACCCTGGCGTAAGAACACATGGGAGGTCTAAATGACAAACTGTTCAAAATGTAACGGCTTGCTTGTACGTGATTACAATGTAGAACTCGAAACCCACACCAAACCGAGCTATCGGTGTGTGAACTGTAGTAAGCGTATTGATATGCGCACAGAGATCAATGCTAAACTAACACCAGAAGAACGTGCAGCTTTAGAAGAACGCCCCAAAGGTAGACCAATCCATAGTATACCATTATGCTTACTAAACTTGTGCTAACACTAGGCGGGCTTATATTGCTATTAATGCTCAGTGCACTCGTGTATCATTGTATGGTATCAACTGATGAGGACCAGGAAGAAGGCGAACCTATTATAGCATGGAGGTAATCATGCCGACTGAATCATGCATGGTCTATGCAGTAATTGCAGTGTTTATTGTCGCGTTCTGGGCTGGCCTTATCACGTTGTTATATACATTGTTTGGGGGGTGTTAGATGGACTACCCACGAGTACATTCTAGCCTACTGTGCGCCAAGTGTTTAGCCCCTACAGTATGGCGATACTATGCACACTATAGATGCTGGCAATGTGAGGGGTATCAAGTCGTTGAACCGAGAGTACAACCTAATAGTGTAACAATAAAGGTAACTAACCATGACCCAACAAGAAGCCTTTGACAAAGTGGTAATAAACCTACGTAGGCAAGATAAGCCATCTATAGATGACAAAGGCCATTGTCTGTTTCGTGGGCCGAATGGCACAAAATGTGCAGTGGGGTGGCTCATACCTGATGAGGAGTACAAGCCTGAGTTTGATGTAGATGGCATGAATAAATGGCCACCTTATTTTAATGGGCTTACTCGCGAATTTCTAATAGATATACAAAAGGCACATGACACTGCGGCCGCATTACAATACTATAAAAACCTTTCTTTTACGGGAGTACTAGAGGATCAATTTCGGTACATAGCTGCCGTCTACACTTTAACCATACCACCAAGGGAGACACCTAATGAAGTACACACTCATAGCTAGCGTAATGATTCCTGCTATTGCTGCCCCTTCAGGGTGGGCACGAGTAGCAAAGACCTTCCATATTTCTAGCACTACTCCAGTGTGGATGGTGCGTATGTTGGATGAAGCCATTAGAAAATAACTAGTAGGGGTATATCATGGCCATCAAACATGGAGTCAACGAGATCGCCCTAGTCGAGCAGCCCATGCACCTACATAGCCGGGCAGAGATACGTTGTCTCTGTGGGGCATTGATCTACAATGGGCCATTACTTGGGATCTCACCAGAGTCACTTGAATCAGCGTATGACAAGCATATGATTGGTATACTAGAGTATGCGTGGGTGCGGCAGTTCTACCAGGCAGGGGCATAGCAGAAGTATCATTAACCAAGGAGGAGTGACAATGAGAGCTATCTTAATCAGCATTATGGTGTTAGGTGCAGTGGGCTGTACCACACGGGCAAGCCAGCATTTCCCAATGACCATGATTGACGCGAATGGTAAGGCTAGCAAAGCCATCCAACGTATCGTCTATCCTGGTGACTCATCGTTGGACAAGCCCGCAGTGAAGGATACTATTTATCAAACATGTCCATTCGAGAACTGGGACCCTAAAACCGACATCCTTGTGAAGGTTGAGGATTGTGTCAACGAGCACACGCATAACAATGGCATGACCTATACGACTCGTACCCACGATGCCAATGGTCCAGTCATGTCCAATGCGGTACCTGCTGCGGTGATTGCAGGGGGAATTGTAGGAGGTGCAGCAGTGCTCAGGCCATCACGTACCAACATCACAGCCTCAGGTGGTACACAGAACAGTGATAACAACGCCACATTTATTGACAATCTTCCTGGCCATAAGCTGGTGAAATAGGAGGCTATATTATGCAAATTACATTCAAGTATGATGAAAAACAACAACCATATGATGTATTAGAAGAATCAGAAACCTTTTATATTATAGATACAACATCTAGACCGAAGGACCTTCGCCAAGCTGTACGAAAAGATAGTGTGAATGTTGTGGATGAAAAGGTCCCTGAAACTTATTCTGTAGGGCAACAGTTTAAGGTAGATGGTAGGCCTTATTTATTGGCGCAAGTAGATAAAAAGAAAGTAGCATTAATAAGTTTAGGTACTGGGAACCGATGGTCTGAATCAATTACTGTGGAAGACCTAGAAGCAATTACCTATTGTGAAATGGAGCAAATTTCATCTAACTTTGGGTGGGAAGTAATAGAGGGAAAAGGAGTACAAATATGATGCTGTTAAGTGAAGCTATCATTCTAGGTAGTGTGGGGAGTAAGCAGGGTAGGGGTGTTAATAGTATGCAGTATGATAGCCCTACTAAGTGCGCATGGGGCTCAGCCTTGTTAGCTGTTGGCTATAGGCGTGATAATATTGGGTTGTATGATTGTACCAGGGTTTGGCCTTGGGCTAGTACACATGTCACACCACCAATAGATATAGGCCATTGGTACTCCAGTCCTAAAGTTGAGGTGTATAATATTATCTGGGTTCTTAACGATGTATATAAATGGACTCGCCCACAAATAGCAGAGTGGGTAGCCAGTCAAGAACGTGAGCTAAGTATCACTCAACCTATTACAACTGAGGTCGCATGTGCAATTAGACAATGACCTAGAGAAAACACGTACCGCAGTGCGTAACCTCAATGCACTGCGGCAGGACAACTTGGAAGATTACTTCCACGATGCCATAGTCCACACGTTAGCTAAGGACCGCCAACTTAGCTCATGGCTATCATACATATTCCAATGTGTATACCGACGTGTGGGTAGGGGTCGTGAGGGGCGTATGGACTTGCCTCTCAATGAGGCAGTGACACCTGATATTGAGCGTACTAATCTCGACTTACAAATAGATATACATAATGCCTTCAAGTTAGTCACAACTACTCAAGCTATCTACATCTATGAATACTATTATGAAGGTTATACATTGAGCGAGATTGCTGCACGTCATCATGCTTCGTACCAAGCTGTGCATAGAAGTATTCAGCGTGGGCTAGAGAAGATGAAAGGCGCATTATAAAATGTTTGGCTTAAAAAATGTCATACGCGCCACAACCCACACGCTAAACGCTCCATCGGATGAACCTGTGGTGATGCAAACCGACTAACAGTATGGAGATTATTTTTGTGGATCAACCATGTAGCATCGGCCTTGCCAGTCAGATAACTACTGCCACGGCTGGAATTAATAACTTCGATCGGTTTCTCGCTATCAAATTTACGTGTATGGTGGAGTATAACCAGCGTTTTGCCATGGAATATCTGCATAATAGCGTCACCTACCTGCTTCATTTGTGTGGAGTCCTGCTCATCTGCTGAGTGGATCTCCCGCAGCACGTCGATAATGACCACATCAGGGCGGGCAGCCTCAAGGCTGCCCGCTAGAAACCTCTGGCTCTCCCCAGTTAATATGTTCATCACCCGTGGGCTATCATCAGGGTGAGTCATAAAAAGCGGGCCATCGAGTTGTACCCCTGCTTGTTGAATAGATAAGATTCTATCCCGCCACACCATCTCACTTGGATCAAACTGTAGATATAACACGCGAGATTGCACACATCGCTTGTGCATGAATGTCCCACCCTGCGCAAGAGACAACCCTAACTGTAGGGCGAGGAAAGACTTGCCTGCAAAAGGTTCGCCCAATAATAGCAACATACCAGGTTTAGGTAGGATGTTAGGTATGAGCCAGTTAAGGGTTGGTCGCTCAAGAGCAGCGTAGTCATTGAATGTCACAGATCGAACCATCTCGTACACCTCCAACACTGTGATAGATATACCCTATGTATATCTATAATATATAAGGGGTTATATAAATATAGGGGTGGTTAGGTGATAGATAATGGTTCGTTACAAAAATGAACATAGCTCAGCTATTGCGCTATAGCTTCATAGCTATAGACATCGAAACCGGGTTTTTTCAACCCTAAATATTGATAACATGAAAATAAATATTTCTTCACCCTAGGGTTGAAATTTAGGCTGTTCGATGTCTATATAGGGTGGACTTTGGCTAACATATTTGGAGGGCTTTGTGACTGAACTACCTGTGTTTTCCCCCACACGTACTGACACCTGGGATAGGTGCGCATTACTAGGGTACTTAGAAAATGACCTATACTATGTACCTAAGGAAGCCAGCAAGAAGTTGGTGGGTGGGGCAGCGGGTACAGCCTTCCACCTAGCAGCCTCCATGTTACATAAAGGTAGCACAGTGGATGAAGCAGTGAAGATGGGAGTAGCTGAATTTCATGCTGAATTGCAGCATTATGCGGACCATGGAGTAGCCTTCGCAGCTTCCATCGAGGAAATCGTATTAGCCTCTGGAATTGCCGATACACTGCCACAATATGCCCGTGCTGACCCCTTTAAGGGTTGGGTTATACAGGATGTAGAGAAGAAGCTACCTGAGGGTGGCGGATGTGTGATAGATCTGGGGGGGTTAGATTTAGATGGGGTGTTAAGTGTGGCAGATGTGAAGTATAAGCAGAACTTGGATGCCAGGTATATACAATCAACCATTGATGAGTATATGACAAGCTGGCAATTCCTGCATTATCCTTGGGCTTATGGGCTACATAAAGGTACCACATGCTATCGCATGTACCTATGTCTCGTGACCTATAAGCCCAAGTTTAGTGTGCAATTAATACCACACGAGGTACACCCCGAGACTCAACAGATATGGTTAACAAGTGCGAGAGCGAAGTGGGCGCGTATGGCCAATCCTGATGCGCAACTTGAGATGGCGAGTCGGCACAAGGATATGTTTGGGTTGTGCAGTTTCTATGATGCCTGCTTTACATTCCATCTAGATGAGGGGTTGATGGCACAGAAGTATGTGATCGTGCCACGAAGAGTAGCACCAGTTATAGAGCAATCATTGAATGGAGGTGAATAGCGTGCGTAAGAAGTTTAATCTGGACACTCAGGAACTAGACGGGTTTAGCATCCTCGTACATGGTGGGAGAGGTGCAGGGAAGACCTACCTCATGGGTGACTTCCTCAAGACTGAATCGAAGAACGGGCCGGTACGATTTATCAATGTGGTTGGTGAGGATGGGGGATTAACACTAAGGGGTATGGGCCTGGGTGATGTAGGGGAAGATATTGATTCACTCAAGGACTTCTTAGATGCTTTGGCTGAATATGCAGCAGCAAAAGTACACGCCATTGGAGTAGATTCTAGCCATGCCCTCTCCCGGTGGATCATGCGGAAGGTGACAGGAAGCGACCGGCTTCCTGAGATTAAGCCTAGCGGCGGGAATGAATGGGGTGACTTCCACCAGACTTCATACAATGTCTATATGGTATTGCGCCGTGCAGCTAAGATGATTATGTGTTCATGCCCTAGTGATAAAAGCGTGGAGCAGCTATCTGGTAAAACCTTTGTGACACCCGATCTACCAGGTAGACAAGCCGCAGGTAGTGCTGGTTACTTTGACTTTGTGGGTTACTTAGAGGCAAGTAATGGGCCAAGTGGTGTAACACGCACATTTAACATGACCCCAAACAATACAATCATTGTGCGGCAACGCTTACCAAAGCAAGTAGGGGCTCCTATTATCCTACCGAGTGGGCCAGGCGGATGGTCTGCAATCAGGGCGGCTATAGAAGGAGGATGGAAATAGTGGCACATATCTATCATAGACAAACCGTGAGTGTCGGTGATGCGAATGTATTCATAGGCCCAATAGAAGGGGAGGAACATCATGTAGCCATACGGTTTGATAACAATAATGAGGATGATATTACAGAGATCCTATTGACTCGTGATGAAGTAAAGCAAGCATATGAACTACTGTTCACTCGGTGTGATTAACCACTTATAAAGGAGACTAGAATGCCTACACCTGTTGGGTTTGATGTGGAGAGTTACTTTGGTGAGTTTGCTGAAGCGAGCGCCATGGCTGAGGCCTCACGGTTTAGAACCATTCCTACTGGTAGCTACCTGGCGCAGGTGACGAAGGTAGAAGGACGATACTTTGAGCAGAAGGTGAGCAAGAATGGCGGGAACTACTGGGCAATGGTGTTCAGTGATGACTCGGTAGTTGATACAAAGTGGAGGAAGGGATACCAACTGACTGCGGATGTGTTTAATGCTGAAGGCAAGAAGCTCAGTAACATTCGGTTTGAAGCAAGTTGGGAAGCACAACGGGATGCGAAGGGTAAGCTGGATCAGTTGTTTACTCGCTGGTCTCAGTTGTCCAAAGCCATGTTCCCAAACTTGAAGGACGATGAACGAGCTAACAAGAGTACAGGTGAAGTGGTAGCAAACCTCAAGCAGTACCCAATTAAGTTGAGGATCAGTGAGTCCTTCAAGACCCAAGCTATTGATGGATCTACGAAGTGGCAGACTGCCAATAACGAGGAGGAAGGTAAGACCTTTCGTGAAGCAGGGTATGAGCCCAAGAACTTCATTCAGGCTGTTACAAAAGCCTAGTTAATAAATAGTAATGAGGCACAGTAGGGTCAGACCCTAGACTAGGGGGGAACAGGTATTAGGCCGCGCCCATAACTGATCGTTGTGGGATGTCCTAGTGCTAGTGTTAAACGGAGTAGTAAATGCGCTACACCGGCTGTGCCATCTATATAAGGACCATTGGTAAGTATACTGGTAAGAAACGCCGACACCCGTAAAGGTCAAGTGTACTTGGTGGGATCGCGGGTAAAACGCACCCCTTATATAGTTCCCTTTAGTGGAGGGCGGCGTGGATGGACACGCGACCGCAGGACGGAAGCCTACGGCAGTGACGGGAACCCTGCTCTCCCGCAATGCGCGTGGAGCCGGTTCATATCCGGCCTCTCCACCCACCTATGGCCTAGGGAGGTAAGTGTACAGAGTACAGAGGGGAGTGTAATATAAAGCGGTAACGTGAGCGTCTACGTATTCCGCCCAGTGACTGACCCCCACACTACCAAGGGGTTCACTCCTCAGCGCCGGTCAGCGATGGCCATACTTTCCCTACGCCTAAAATGGTGAGGATGATAGCTCAATCTATCTTGCACAAGTAATTATGAGTGAGGAGTGCCAATAGTGATAGCTAAACCACCCGCTTGTCATTCATGCCCCTTGTATGGTGATGGCCTAGGGTACACACCCGATGAACTGGTACCTAGTGCTACTACATTGGTACTAGGCCAAGCTCCTGGTAGTACAGAGGAGAAGCTAGGTAAGCCCTTTGTAGGTCCTACTGGTGAGTTACAAACCAAGCACTTCTTCCCACTAGCACATCTAGAACGTGGTGTGAATGTGTCCATCGCCAATGTGCTCAAGTGCCGGTGGGTTGAGCATGGGAAGAAGACTGACAAGCTCCCACCTGAACCGATACTAAGTGAAGCCATATACCACTGTACAAACAATCACTTACGCATACCTGGTGAGGTCACTAAGATCATAGCAGAGGGGGCAGTAGCCGCAAGCTGGTGTGCTGGGACTCATGTACAGGTATATCGGTGGAGGGGGCACCAACTCTACCCCACCCGCCAAGGTCTCCCAAGTGTGTATGTAGTGGAACATTTAGCCAGTGTCATGCGAGACCCTAAGTTGTGGTGGGTAGCAGAAATTGACTGGCGAAAAGCCGTGCGTACCGGAGATAACTGGCCTAGAATCATCCCTTCTAGACTGATTGCCACACCAGATAATTGGAGTGAGGTGTTGAAATGGATTATTATTGCAATTCAGAAGGCCCAGTATATAGCGATAGATACCGAATTTGTAGGCAGACCCTTTGGTTTAGCTCAACCCCTTTTAACTATGATCGGACTGGGTTGGGTGGACACTATTGGTGGAGTACATGGTTTACAGATCGACACGAGGCAAGCGGAACCCTGGATGAAAGCTAGCTTCTATAAGCACCTAGCTAACTTAGCTAGTTGTGTACCTGTTCTATTTCAAAATTATGCTGCTGATATGCCCATCCTCAAGCGATGTGCGGGCATTCAGTATGATAGCTATAAGCAAGTAGATGACCAAATGCTAGCCCATGCTGTGATCTATTGTGAGCTACCCCATGACCTGGAGTTTCTGACCAGTATATACGGGCAGTACTACAAAATCAAGCACTTAGGTGACTACGATACCACCCCTGAAGTTAAGCAAGCTAGCCTACAGTGGTTGCTAGACCATAAATGGGTGGAACCAGTAGAGGGTGACACACCAGACCTCCTGTACAACTGGGGTGACGTGATAGAACCCCTAATGATCTGGGAACACCTCAAGCGAGCCTTCGATATGGACCAGCAGGCCTATCAAGTCTATAAGTCTCAGAGTGTGGCATTAATACCACAGTTACTCAAGAGTATGGAGAGGGGCATCAAGGTCAACAAGGTGCGGGTAATTGAGGCAAAGAATGATTATGAAGGCCGAGTACAACAAGCACAACTATTGGCTGAATCTTATTATGGTAAGCCAATCAATCTCGGTAGTGATGACCAGGTGGGTTACTACTGTTACCGCGAACGAGACTACCCCATCCAGATTAGCAAGAAGACCAAGAACCCTACAATAGATGAGGATGCTGTAGCTACCCTACGGGAGTATGTCGGGCCCGAAGTGGATACCAGGGCCACCCTTACCTTAGACCTTGCCCTACAACGTATAGACCAAGGGGCTGATCCAATACTAGAAGCACGCGTGTTATATCAGGAAGCCCAGCACGCTTTAGATGCCTATATCTATGGATTAGTAGACAATGTGTATACAGCCCCCAACAAGTCTGCACGAGACAAAGCACGTAAGGAAGTGAAACGAAATGGATTCGACACCAGCGCCGTGGTTGATCGAGTGTACCCCAACTTTGCCATACATACCCAAAAGAATGCTCGATGGAGTACGACCAATCCTCCTCTTGCACAATTGCCAAGTGATCTCAGGGATATCATCATACCAGATGACGGTGAGTGTTGGCCCCATTGGGACTGGAAAGGAATGGAACTCCACTTTTTAGAGTGCCATAGTGGTAGCCGTATATTAAAGGATGCTCATGATAACGGGGTAGACCTCCATACCTGGACCATGTGTAAGATGTTTGGGTTCAAGCTGCCAACAAACCTCAAGGACCCCTTTGGTGATCCTGCTAACCAGTGGTGGCGAGACAAGTATAGTCTACATAGTAGTGGGGACCCGCGTAGGGTATTTAGTAAGTCAGCGAGATTTGAGATGAACTATGGCGGTACAGGTGCTACAGCGGCAAGTAAAGCTATACGTATGGGGTTAAGTAAAGCTGAAGTGAATAGAGCCTTGAATAACCTGCTCACTGCTGATACAGACTACTATAGGTGGAGGCAACAAATAGAACGGCAGGTCAAAGCCACCAGGATTGTACGTACCTTTACTGGTAGGCCTAGGAGGTTTCTATCTATAGGTAAGGAAGGGGGTACGCAAGTACCCCCGAAGGTAGTACGAGAAGCACTGGACTACCCTATGCAGGCGGGGGTGAGTGATGTGGCTAATCTAACTATTGTAGAGATGACACGGGTGTACCCACAACTGGCAATAGCTTGGACCATGCACGATGCTCAGTACTACCATTGTAAAGTAGAAGACCTCACGCCTGAGTTGATAGAAGGCATACAGGCTATTGCTATGACTGAGTATACTATTGAGGGGAGGAAGAAGTGCTTCCCGCTGGACTTTGGTGTGGTGTACCCACCGGGGTATAAGGAGGTTCTATGATCTCGTTACATATGTATCTATTGGTATTATTTTTAGGCTATCCTTCCGACTATAATCCTACACAAGAAGCATCAGTTATTATACGTGCGTTCTATTCACTGAAGGCTTGTGAAGAAACTCGATTAAATATGTTGAAGGGGGCAAACCCAGGGTCAGCAAATGACCATTTAGAATGCCTGTATGAGCCTGTCATGTTAGGGCCTAACTAGAGGTTGAAAGTGAGGGGGCTATGAGCATGTTGACGCGAGAGCAGGTGATACAGCGAGCAGAAATCCTCAAGGGCTATTTATCAGGTGATGTATTTGACAATGTTGATCTGATAGTCACAACTGACGCCGCCCTGCGTGCCGAAGTGGCGCATCTAACGCAAGACAGGCGGCGACTTATCAAGGCCAACGAACATTGGCATAGCCGAGTAACGCAACTGAAAGACGAAGTGCAGCATTGGCGAGAGGCTTGCGAATCGGTGGGAGAAACAGATGGGCATGGATGGGCGGAAACAACAAAAGAATTGCGTGCCGAAGTGGCGCAGTGGATGCAGCGCGAGGAAGCAGGGCATCGTGCGAAAAAACTCTACCTTGAATGCTGTGAGAAGATTGCACGACTCCAACCCAAGTGGACAACCGAAAAACCAACCAAGCCGGGGTGGTATTGGTGGCAGGCAAGTGGGATCACACCATCGGCAGCGCTTATCTACGATGACGGTAACGAGAATGGATGGCTAGAGTGTGACGG